ACTGTACGATCTGTACAAGTTATTGAAATGCCACTTCCTCTTACTGATCAAGTAGCACTTATTGCTAAAAGTCGTTTAGATTTTAATAGTTTACACGATATTACTACGCAAAAAGTAAGTGCTTTGGGCATTGCTGTTGTTCCTTAAATTATTTAATAAGATTGGAATATATATTATTAAATAATTGTTGGATATAGGGCAGACTCTTAGGCCAAGAGAAATAAGAAAAATCCCTCTCTTTTTCTTATATTCTGCCCTTTTATAAATCTTAGAGAGGAAGGAGAGGTATGATAACAAATACAACAGATGCAACACAAGAATATCGTGTTTGTAAAACGTGTTTAGAAGAACATCCTTTAATTGAACCATATTATGATACATATGTGAAACGTTTATTAATATATCATTTAGAATGTTCTTCTTGTCGTGAAGCTAGACTAATAATTGATAGAGAACGGCGACAAAAATATAAAGAAGAAAATTTTGAAGAATATGTATATAAAGAATATCAACAATCAGCTAAGAAACGAGATCTTGAGTTTGATTTAACACAAGATGAATTAAATAATTTAATTTTTCAACCATGTTTTTATTGTGGTAATGTACCTGGATCTGGACCTACAGACAGAGTAGGATTAGATAGGATAGATTCTGATAAAGGATATACAAAAGATAATATTTTACCGTGTTGTGCAACATGTAACTATGCAAAACAACGATTATCTATTGATGAGTTCTTTGAAATGTGTACAAAAATTGTTATACGACATCATTTACTATAAGGATTAAGCATGGCGAATGTTCTTACTCAATATGATTTAATAAATTCAGGAAATGTATATCCTGCTGGATTGAAGTATAATGTTCTTGCTGGTGCTGCTGCTAATACAAATATTGCTGTTGCAGGAATTGTTCCTACAGATAAAATTATTTTTTGTATTCAAATAGTTGCTACTTCAGCAAATGTTGTAGATTTAACATCAGAAGTTGTTATATTATCAAATGGAAATATACAGCTTACAACTACTGTATCAACAGGAAATAAATTAATTTTATGTTGGTATGATGTCAATTAAATAATTTAATACATGTTTTATAAAAGGAGATTATGATATGTATGTATCTGTAGCGGCTACTCCACAATATGCAGGTTATCTTCAAGTATATAGAAATGGGTTTCTTGTTGATAATTGTATTGCAGCATGTAATGTTTGTGGATGGGTAGAATACTTTTGTGTTGATGAAAATGATAGATTAATTTTAACTGAATCAAATGAACTTGTTCTTAAAAAAGATTATGGTACAGTTAGGTATTATCTTGCAAATAATGCTCCAAAAAATGTCATGGAAAATTTTGTACAAGAAATGAAAAATAACACATGTGAATGTGAGGTACACGATGAAAGTAAAATTAGTGTATAAATCATTTAATACGGCTGATGGAACATATTATGAAGGAGATATTATTGATAGTCCAGAAGCAAAAAATTGGTTAGATCTTTTTCCAACATGGTTTGAGAAAGTAGAAGATAAAGTAGAAGATAAAGTAAAAGAAATAGTTGTAGAAGAATTAGTAGAAGAAGTACCATCAACAAAAAAAATTCCGAAAACAAAAAAAGAATAATTTATCAGAAAGGGTATTAAGTATGGCGAGTGTTGTAACAATGACTACTGAAGAAAAAGTTCTTTGTACTGTTGAACCTGTTACTGAGGGAGGTTCTCCTGCACCTATAGATGGTGTATGTACTTGGCAAGTTGTTTCAGGAACATGTACAGTAGAACCAGTTGATGCTACAAGTGCTTATATTGTTTCTGGTGCTGCACCTGGAGCAAGTGTTGTAGAAGTGTCTGCTGATGCTGATTTAGACACGGGAGTTATGACTGTCACAAGTGTAATTAATGTGACTGTGAATAATCCTAGTGCTTCTTCTCTTACTATTGTGATGGATGAACCAATATTAAAGTGAATGGCAACTTCTTTGAAGGTCATTATGGATGATCCAGTATTAAAATAATTAATCAAGGATACTTTTAATGGGTAGTCAAGCATTTCATGCACATGGTTCAACACTTGAGATATATGATGGAGTGAACTTTATACCAATAATTGAATTATCTGTTATTGGAATGAATTTTACTGCTGATGAAATAAATACAACAAGTCATATGTCGTTGAATGCATGGCGTGAATATGTACGTGGTTTAAAAAGTGCTGAAGTTCTTTTAGAAGGAAATTTAATTATTGGAAGTAACGCACATGGATTTAATGAAACTTATGGACTAGGGTATTTATTTGACACTGGTACACTTTCTGTACTTCGTATACGATTTAAAGATGGAGATCCTTTAACTTTTCAGGCTATATTACCTGAATATACATGGATGAATGATGTTGAAGATGCTATACGTTTTTCAGGAAAATTTCGTGTTTCAGGTATTGTCACAGAAGCTGAATTATATGTTCTTTTATGGGCAGAAGAATTTGATTTTGAACTTTTTGAATCTGGTGCATATGTTTCTGCGTGGTTTGAACCATGGGATTATGATCAAGGAAAAACTTGGGTTTCACAATATATTGATACTTGGGAATATATTTTTCCAACAGAAACACTTGAATATATTGATACATGGAATTATGTTTCTTTAACAGCACAAAGCAGATATATAGAAGAATGGGAACCAACTACTTTGACTGCAACAAGCCAATATATAGAAACGTGGGAATCATAAATGGTATTTACTCAAGATTGGATAACAAATATAGGGGATGGGTATTGTGCTACGGGCATTTATGATGAAACTATTAGAGGAACAGGTTCTTGTGTTATAAAAACTTATGCCGAAAATAAAGTTCATACTGCAATACCAACATCTCCTTTATCTCATGGGTTAGTATCAGCACGATATAGATTTTTAGTTAATATAAAAGCTGGTACGGGTACAGGTTCTGCTACATATTTACGTGCTGGTTTATGTTTTATGTGTTCTGCTCAAAATATGTTAACAGGATTACATAATTTTTACTATACAGGTGTACGATTAAATCCTGATACTGGTGGATCACATTTTTTTTATTTACGTAAGGTAATTGGTGGAACATTATATGATACAGGGACGTTATTAACATCAGCAGTAGTAGGTGGTCAAACAGGATTTAATAAAACATATGCTATGGAAGTATTTTGGGCAGTGAAGGGATCTGCTGTAGATATAGTAATTAAAAAAGGCTTACAACAAGATTTTAGTGATTTAGCGACAATTATATCACTTTCTGATACAAGTGGACATATTGTATCAACAAATGAAATGTTTTTTGTTCGTAGTGAAACTGGTGTAACATCAGCAACTGCTCTTTTTGATCATTTAGAAGTATCTCAATCACTTTAGGTATAGGAAAATAATATGTTACATCCATGGGCATTGACAACTGTAGCTGCTGTAGAAGAAGCATTTGATTTAACACCAGGAACATTAACACCACAAATAGAAGCATCTATTAATGCAGCTTCAGCACGATTAGAGGCTTTAACGGCCAGAAAATTAAAAAGTAGATTATATACAAATGAAAGATATGATGGAGTAAAACATCAATTTTTAACATTGAATAATTATCCTGTAACAGATGTTGATACACTTACTATTTATGATGATGTTGAAACATTAGTAGAAGAAATTGTTGTTACAGATTTTAGTGAATTAAAGATTCTTCCTCCTGGTTTTTTGTATTTGCCACAATCAGTATTTATTGGTGGAGTAAGAAATGTAGCTGTGACGTATACAGGTGGATATCTTGAAGGTGTACATGATGCTGAACTTATAGATCTTGAACAAGCATGTCTTGATATGATTTCATTAATGGGAGTACCAGGAGAAGGTGTTAGTAGATCAAATCCTGGTGTAAGACGTGAGGCATTAGGAAATTATAGTATCTCATATTTTGATTTAACAGGAAGTAGTAGTAGTGTAGGTGGGAAAAGTTGGCCTATTAGTATTGCATATGTTATATCTAGCTATGGTAAATTTGCCTAGTAATTAAATTATTTAATAAGGATACATACATGAGTTGGGTATCAAGTACGTTATTTACACATGATATAACAGTGGAACCCTATTCTGGTACTGATGAATATGGTAATGACACTTTTGGTCCACCTGTAGTATATAAAGGTCGGCAAGAAGAACGTAATGAAGAAAATCCAGAAGATGATAGAGATGTTTTGTTACAAAGAGCAACTGTGTATTTTTATGGGAATCCTCCAGTAAAATTGAATGATAGAATTACACTTCTTGATGGTCCTCAATTTCCTATAATACAATTATTTAGGCAAAGGGGTCCAGGGAGTACAGTAGAATATATCTCTTGTATTGTAGGTAGACGTGCTGGAGAATAATAACTAAGGGAGTTAAATAATTTAATGCCACGCACAAGTAGTTTTAGTATGAAAATGACTGGATTTATTCCTTTAGAAAAAAGTATGAAAAAAATACAGAATCAAGCTCCGGTAATTATGCATGAAGTATTAGTAAAAAAAGCAAAACTTGTATTTCGTAATGCAAAAGTTCTTGTGCCGATACGATATGGAGATTTAAAAAGAAGTGGTAGAATTGACATTTTCACAAATCCTAATGCAACAACTCAAATTGTTGAAGTGAGTTTTGGAAAAAACCCATTCGTACCTTACGCTTTAGTAGTTCATGATAGGGTTATAGATGGAAGAACTGGAAAAATAATTCGACATAAAGGACAAACACAAGCGCATTATTTAAGTGACCCCTTCGATGCGGAAATTGAGAATGTTGCAAGAGACTTATACGCTGAAGTAATGAAGCTACTATCTAAAATATAAGAGGAATATATGGGAAAACGTTTAGATTTAGTGGGACAAACATTTAATTATTTAACTGTTTTAGAATTTAGTCATATGAATAATTATAATCAGTCTCATTGGACTTGTAAATGCTCTTGTGGAAATATTTGTGAAATAATGGGTGCTAAATTAAAAAATGGGCATACAAAAAGCTGTGGTTGTTATGGTAAAGAATTATTGAAAAATCGTATAAAAGAAAAAAATCCTAGATGGAAAGGTGGAAAATCTAAAACAAAAAATGGATATGTAAGAATACGAAATGTTATTACTAAAAAAGATGAACTTGAACATATTAAAGTAATGGAAGAATATTTAGATAGAAAATTAGTAGATAAAGAAAATGTTCATCATAAAAATGGTATTAGAGATGATAATAGGATTGAAAATTTAGAATTATGGACATCTTCACAGCCATCAGGACAAAGAGTAATAGACTTAATTAATTGGGCAAAAGAAATATTACGGCAATATTCTTTTGAAGAATTGAGGTTAAAATGAGTGTACTCGATGATCTTGGGTTATATCTTCAGGAAAACGGATTTGGACAGCTTGGGTCTACAATATTTTTAGGCGTACTTCCGAGCGAGCCTGTTAGCTATTTGGCATTAACTGAGGAATACGGATATGATGTGTATTACACACTTGAGGAAGTCCAGATGCGGTATGAGGAGCCAAGATTAATTGTGTGGTCAAAAAATCCTAGATATGAGGTAGCACGTAGTATTGCTCAAGATGTATACAAATTATTTGGTGCGATACATAATCAGACAATTAATGGAATAAGATATTTAAGTTGTAAGCCTGAGCACCCACCCTACTTCAACGAAATAGACCCGCAAAGGAATGTTTTTATTATTTTTTATATGGAAGTGTGTAAAGATGTTGAATGAAATGCGGTATAAAAGTCCATTAATTCAATCAATCTATGAGATAGCTACTGATTTACATAATGACAAAGGTATAAGTGATGCTACGTATGAAGAAATACGACAATTGTGTATTGACTCAATAGATACAGAATCTGATGAACAAGAATAATTGGTAAAAGAGAAATAACTCTCTTTAATGTTTATTAAATTATTTAATTGAAAGGATCAAAAGTATGGCAAGTGCAGGTTTACACGCATGGGGTACAATATTGAAAGTTGGAGATGGTCAAGTAGGAACAGAAGCGTTTACGGCGGTTGCAGAAATTAGTTCTATTACATCATCTTTAACAGCAGATGAATTAGATGTAACAAGTCATGATAGTCTTGATGCATGGCGTGAATTTGTTCGTGGTTTGAAAAGTATGGAACTTACGCTAGAAGGAAACTATATACCAGCAGCACCAACACAAGATACAACAATAAATACAGGTATGTTATGGCTTTTTGATGAAGGCACACAACGAAATTATCAATTAGTTTTCCCTGACACAGGTACTACAACATTTACTTTTAAAGCTATTACTGTGGAAGTGACACATACTGCTGATGTGGAAGATAAATTATCTTTTACTTCACGATTACGGGTAACAGGTGAACCAACATTTGGTACTCCATAATTATATTTTTATGGAATAAAATTGTATCTCCTTATGTTTTATAAAGAGAAAGATTAGACATAAGGAGATTTCTATATATATTTGAGAATTAATTTTTAAAGGAGATAATATGCCAGTTGTACAAACTATACCATTTATGTTAGAAAAAGAACGTCATTTACTTTATAATTGGAATGCTTTTATGAAAGCAGAATTAGAACTTACCAAAATAAAAGGAACACCCACCACAGCACTAGAAGTTTTTAAAAACATGGCTATGTTTGTTGATAATGAAACTGTAGATTTCACGCAAATTTCTCTTACAGATTTACTTATTTTAGTATGGTCAGGTCTTATTCATGAAGATCCAAAATTAACATTAGATAGAGTTGGGGATAATTTGCTTTTTGCAGATCTTTCAAGGGTCATTATGGCTGTTAGTGAAGCTATTGCTGCATCTATTCCAAAAGATGATGAGGTAGAAACCGTCCCTTTAGAAGTAGTGAAGGAGAGCTAACTGAAAACCGAGATCCACGCCAATTTTGGCTCAATCTTTGGGCAATGGCGATCTTTGATCTTCATTTAACTGATGAATTTTTTTGGAAATTGACACCTATTGAATTTGATGCTATAATGAAAAGATATTTGGATGCAGAAGAAAGAACTGATAGACGATATGCTCTTGGAGCATATGTGAGTGCGAATGTATGGGGTTCTACGAAAGGACCAAAGCCTACTTTAGATGATTTTATGCTCCATCAATACGGAACAAAAAAGGAGAAAAAGAAAAATTGGGAACAAAGTTTAGCTACTCTTAAACAACAAATTAGTAGTGTAAAAAAATAAGGATAATTATGTTTACGGAAGAAACAAAAAAACAAGTATTAGAAGAATATTATAATAATATAAATACGTCTATTATTTGTGAAAAATATAATTGTACAGATTCTAGTATTTATAATTGGATAAGACAAACAAATAATAAACCAAAGGGTAAATGGTCTACAAAATATTTTAAGAATAATGAATTTTTTAATAATCCCAATACTATTAATTCGTATTGGGCTGGTTTTATTGCCGCCGATGGTCATTTACATAAAACTAATAAAAGTGTGCAATTATTATTATCTATAATAGACTATAATCATTTAGAAAAATTTAAAGAAATAGTAGAATATACTGGTTTAATAAAAACAAGAAAAAGAAGATACAAAGAAAATTCTTTTCAAAATGATATATGTTATTTATATATTAATAGTGCCCATCAATGGCATAATGATTTATGGAATAATTTTTGTATTCCTTCAGGAAACAAAACATTTAATTTAATGTTCCCTGAACAATTATCGTATGAAAACAAACTATCCTATATCGCTGGTTATACAGATGGTGATGGTAGTTTATACCTTACAAAAAATAATGCTATTACATTAAGTTTTGTAAGTGGTAGTAAAGAAATATTGAACGGTATTAAAAATTTTTTTGATATAAACTACTATTCATTTGAATATAAAAATAAAGGATTGGCAAAATTATATAATTATGAAACTCATTTTAGGTATAAATTAAATGGAAAAAGAGTAGAGAAGATTGTACACGATATTAAATTATTAAATCTTCCTTTACTTGAAAGAAAGTGGGGTGGGTTATTGCTATAGTTGGTCATGTCGCTGTGAAATTCACCGGAAATAGTTCTGGTTTTGTACAAGCAATAAAAGAGATGCTTACCGTACTTTCATCTTTACATACTGCTTTGCTTAATACAGGGAAAAAAGCACACGACTTTGCAGATATTGTAACAAAAATTGCAGCTCCTGTGAAAGATTTTACGGATGCAAATAAAAATTCTATTACTTCGCTCAATAATCAAGCCACATCATTAAATAATACATCAAAATCATTTAATAATTTAGCAACATCTTTAACAAAAATAGGTGGCTCACAAATAGCAATATTAAACAATATTGCTACTGCATTAAATCAATTAGGACAAGCATCAGGACATTTACCAAGTAAAGTTGTTCCAGCATTAAATGGTTTAAATACGGCTACAAATCAACTGAATAATTCCATGAAAGGATTTGCTGGAACAGCAACAGGTTTTAATAGTTCATTAAAAAGCATTGCAGGTGGGTTAGCAATAAAACAAGTGGCGCAAACTGCCATTGGTTCTATGGCTGGTTTAGAACATTCATTAAATCAAGTGTTGAAAATAGCACAACCTAAAGATTTTGCTGTGATAACGAAGGCTTTTATGGATGTTGCTGCAACAACATCGGTGGCGCATGATAAAATATCAGAATTAGGCCAGGAATTATTGCGTGCTGGTGTTCAAGCAAAAGATATGGGTGACATGTTAGATTTTGCAGCAAAAATGTATACTGTTTTTGGTGATGAAACTCAAGAAATTCTCTTAAAAACTTTACGATTTACAAATGTAATGGGTGGTACGACTAAAGAATTTAAAGATTTTGTTAATGTCGTTACAAGTGTTGCAGATGTTCTTGAAACAAATAACCAAGAAACAATCCAATTAGCATCCCGATGGGCAGCATTTGGAAAATCGGTTAAATTAACGAATGAACAAATTGCTGCATGGTCTGGTATTGCACGTTCTGCAAATGTTAATTCAGAAGCAGGAGCTACAGCTTTGCAAGAACTTTCAAAAGCTTTTGCAAAAGCAGGAACAGAAGGAGGAAAAGAACTTCAAGTGTTATCGGATATGTTGGGGATAACACAAGAGGCATTTGTTAAATTATTACAGACGAATCCTAATGAATTATTTGTTAAATTTTTTACTGCAATTAAGCAAGGTGCTTCTGATCCAGCAGGTTTGATAGCTATTGATAAAATATTAGGAGAAATAGATCTTAGTTCACAACGTTTAGGTAGATCTTTATTTCAAATAGGTTCAAGGGCAGATGATTATGGTAAAGCCGTAACTGCTGCCATGCAAAAATCAAGTGATATTACAAAACAACATGAAGTAGCAGTACAAGGATTACAGTCCCAATGGGATAAAGCTAAAAATGCTTGGATAGTTACATCGAGTGTTTTATTAAAAGATGTAGGAGGAGCATTATTAGACGTTGTTAAAAAATTACAAGATATGGCAGATGCGTTAAGAAAAATTAATCCAGAAACAATGGCTGTAATTCAAAATATTATAAAAATGGGTTTAGAATTTGTTACTGTAACTGGTTTAATATATGGGGCTACAACAGCAGCAAGAGCATTAATTGCTGTCTTTCTAGGATTTAATCCTGCTGCTTGGGCAGCAGCTATTGCTGGTGGTTTATATGTTGTTAATGAACAATTAAAAAATACAGAATCGTGGGCATATAAAGCTGCAAAAGCTGTAGGATTTATAGGTACAGAAGCAGATAGAGCCCGTAAAGCACAAGTTGAATTAGAAAGATCACAAGCGAAAGGTCCAGATGCTGGTGCTGCACGTACTGCTTTACAAGAACTCCTTAGACAACGTGAAGCATTAAAAAAGACAGGTACTTTTGATGCAGAAATACAAATAGGATCTCTTGATAAAAGCATCAAAAAAATAGGGGACCAATTTAAAGATGATATAGAGATTCAAGTTTTAATAAAAGGATTAACAGATAAAGATGTCGCTAAAGCAAAAGCAAGTATAGATGAAATAGATAAAAAAATAGCCGATGTAGAAGCAAAACATAAAGCGAAAACTCCATTGCCTATATGGAGTGGAAGTGAAGCAGATCTTAGAATTAAAAAATATAAAGAAGAAAGAAAAGCACAAGAAGATATTATTGTAGCACGCCAAAAATTAGAAGGTGCTTTAATAAAACAAACACAACCGTCAACAACTGGTGGAATTACAGAACAAGTAGAACCTATTAGTACAGTTAAACCTAAAGATACGAAAATTACTGTAACAACAGAAGCTCAAAAATCTTTGAAAGAATTAGAAGCTGCTCTTGATGCTATAGAAAAGAAATTTAAAGCAACAGGTGATGAAGAAGATAGATTTAGAGAACGAAGTAAAGTTCTTAATAAAACTTTAGATGATCTTTCTAAAATGACAGATCCTACAGCAAAAGATGCTTTAGCAAAGGTTGGAAAACTATATAAAGAAAATGAAGCTGCATTAGATAAATATACAAATGTGACAAAAAAAGCTATAAAAGATAGTAATGATTTTAAAGCGACTACTGCTGCATTAACAAGAGAACAACAATTATTAGGTGTTACAACAGAATCAATACAAACTGAGTTAAATGCGTATGAGTCTCGATTACGAGAAGTTTTAAAAGCTGGTGGTGATAATAAAGCAGAAGTTGCAAGTTTGACAGCAAAAATAAAAGAATTACAAACGGCATTAGCAGATTCAAAAGCCGCTGATGCACAAAAGAAAATAATGGAAACATTGAATGCATCATTTGATAATGCTGCTATTCATGGTGGAACATATGCAGACAAAGTGAATGCTATACAACAACGTATAACAGCATTAAATACTGCACATAGGGCTTTGATTAAATTATTAGGTGAAACTTCGCCAGCAGTTAAAAGTTTAGCAGATAGAATAACTGCTGAAGAAGAAGCATTAGCTCAAGCAAAAGGAGAAGAAAAATATGCTGAATTAATGGATAAAATAAAATTAAAAACGGTCGAAGCAGAAGAAGAATTTGGTGCTTTAGGTGATACTCAGGCATATCTTAAATCCCAAGTAGATACTGCAACATTTGCTTTGTTAGGTATGTATAAGATATTCGGAGAAGGTTCACCACAAGTACAACAAGCGAGAGATGATTTAATTAGTGCAGCAAATGCTATGGATATTTGGACAACAGGCAAAACAAAATTAGATGCTGCAATGAAAGTGGCCGATAAAAATGCAAAAGAAGAAGAAAAAGTTTGGCAAAAATTAGCTGATACAATTAAAGGTGTTTCAGATCAAGTTGGTGAAGCATTAGCAAATATGGTTATTGGTGTTAAAACTACAAAAGAAGAATATAAACAAACATTAAAAGAGTTGTTGAAGATTATCATTAAATTTGTTATACAAGCTGTAGCACAGTTCATTATCCTAAGTATTGTTGGTGGTGCAGGTGGTGGTAGTATAGGACAACGTATAGGAACATCTATTAGCACAGGTCTTACAGGAAATTTTGTGACACAAGTACCTGCAAAAGCCCAAGGTGGAGTGCTTACTAGACCAACAGTATCACGATTAGCAGAAAGAGGTCCAGAAGCAGTAATACCTCTCCAAAATGGTACTGTACCTGTATCAATATATGGTGGGATGAATACAGGTGGAGGAATAGGGACAGGTGATATTGATCATCCATTTGAAGTAACGATTATAAACGTTGTTGAAAGAAGTAAAGCAGCAACTATGACACAAGATAAAAAAGCTATTATTAATACAATAAATGAAGATCTTGAAGCAAGGGGTGCTACATATCGTTCAATCAAAGGAATTTCTAAAGCACGATAAGGAGATATTTTACATGGTAGCATGGCCTAGTAGTCCTTTACCATCAGCTATACATCCAGTTCAATTAGTAGAAGTGTTTAAAGAAATTGCATATGATAGTGGCTATACATATACAGAAAGCCAGTATTCAAGAGGATTACGTAAATGGGAATTAGATTATGTATATTTAACCGCCGCACAAAAGAACAAGTTTATTAAATTTCTTATGGATGTACGATTATCAGCAACAATAATAACCTGGACATATCCATATGGTTTTACAATAGTAAATGCACCACAAACAACACCTATTACTGTGACAACAGCGTATACACATAACTTGTACAATGGTGATATGGTTGTTATAGCAGGTGTTACAGGTAATACTGCTGCGAATGGAACTTTTACAATAGGAAATGTAACTGCAACTTCATTTCAATTAATAGGATCAAGTGGAATAGCTACCTATGATGGTGGTGGTACAGCAAAATTACATCTTCCAAATATTCGTGTTGATTCTGATGAAGAATCTTTTAGTAGTTTTGGTAAAACTCTTGGGCCAGATATAGATAATAAAGGTGTGTATACTTTAACAGTAACACTTCAAGAAGTATTTAAAGTAGATGATTTATATTAAAAAGATTAAATAATTTAATGGAGGTGGTATTTTGTTCTCTCAATGGAATAAAAATGTATCAACAACATCTGCTACAGGATCTTTGGATTTAGTTACTCCTATTGCTGGAGTAGCTTCAGTAAGTTTAGATTCTATTGCTAGTACACAAGCAGTTTATGTAACACCTTCAGGAACAAGTGGTTTAGTAAAAGGTATAGAAAAAGGAAAATTACGTAGCTTAGTAAATATGAAAACTGGTACAGGTAATGGTTGTGGATTTGGTTTTGTTATTGTTGCAAGTGCAGAGACTATTGTTACTACTGCTGGTGCGTATTATCGTTATGAATTATTTTCTAGTGGAAGCTATAGTTTAGCACGTTCAAATAGTAGTATATTAACTACAGGAAGTCCTGGTACTACATTAAATTCTGGTTCAACTACTATTGTACAAAATACAACATATAGTATGGAAATAGAATGGATTGTTGATTCTGTAAATTTGGGCGGAAATCATTTAACAATACGAAAAGGAACAGCTATAGATTTTTCTAATATGGTTTTATTATCACAGTTTCTTGATCTTGGAGCACAAATTTTAACAGCAGGTAATTCTGAAGGTATATATTTAAGAGGATATACTTCTGTTGGACCTGTGAAAGTATTATTTGATAGTACACAATTATATGAGTTAGTGGAGGTATAAATTGTCATTATCTCAATGGAATCAGAATATATCAGCTTCCATGACTGTTGCTATAGATAACACTACTCCGATTACTGGAATATCTTCATTAACTTTAACATCACTTGTTTCAACACAAGTAGGTTATTTAACTCCGACAGGTGTTAGTGGTTTAACGAAGGGTGTAGAACAAGGACGATTACGTACACTTGTAAAACCACGAAGTTCTGTTGGAAATGGATATGGATTCGGTTTAGTATGTGTAGGAAGTGCTGATACATTAGGAACTGTAAATGGTAATTTTTATCGTTTTGAATTTTTTAGTACAGGATCTTATGGCCTTGTAAGAGCAAATGGAGGGATGTTAAGTGCTGGTTCTCCTGGTACAGTATTAGCTACTGCATCGACAACTATAACTATAAATACAGTTTATGGAATGCAAATAGAATGGATTGCTGATAATACAAATTTTGGTGGTGTGTATTTGTCTATAAAAAAAGGAACAGCAACGAATTTTTCTGATTTAGCACTTTTAACACATTTAACAGATGCATCTGCTTCACAATTAATAACAAGTGCTAGTGAAGGTGTATATTTACGTGGATTTACATCAGTTTCAGAAGCAAAAGTTTCTTTTGATCAAACTGAACTTTTCTTATTAGCATAGAGAGATATAAGATAATGCCAACGTTTCCTAATATACCGTTATCCGAAGTAAGTCCAATATCAATTAATGATCCATGGTTGCAATCAAGTCATCAGAAATATTTATATCAAGCCCGTACAAGACATATTAGACCAAAAAGAGCATATGAAGTAGAATGGAAAGGACTTCCAGCCGATAAAAAAAATGTTATAGAACGTTTTATACGTTCACAAAGAGGTCCAGTTTTATCATTTCAATGGACACATCCATTTCGACAAAGTATAGTGATGGCATCAAATACGACTCCTATAAGTATTGAAACAGCATTTGATCATAATGTATTAGATTTAGATACTGTTATTATTGATGGAGTATTAGGTAATACTGCTGCAAACGGAACACATCAAGCAAAATATATCAATGCAACAACATTTCATTTAATTGATGTTGTAGGGAATGGTAACTATATAGAAGGTGGTGGAGTACGTATATTTTTCCCATATATGGGATTTATTATAGATCCTGATGGATATGAAGGATCTGAAAAACTTGTAGGACGTGATATAGATAATTTGGGATACTATAATTTAACATGTAGAATAATAGAACGATATTTTTAAATAATTTAATAGGTAGGAGGTTTACCATTGATTACATGGCCTTTAGAATTAATACGATTAAAGAATGAATTACACGTTACTACACCATGGGTACATTGTATATTGTTACAATATAGAACAGCAACAAATCCAGATATATTTGGATCTCGATCTGTAACGGATCATAATGAATCTATTTTATTTAATAGTATTGAATTTTTCCCGTATCCCTTTAAATTAGGAAGTATTGAACATAATAGTGCATCTGAATTACGTCGATTGACTCTTAGCACAGCAAATATAGATAGAGCAGTTATTGCATTGTTAGAAGAATTTTGGACTTCCGTATTAGATCCATTGTGGCAAATAACAGTATGGGTAGTAAATACATCAAATCCTGCATTAACACCTGTAAACAGTAATGATAAATTTGTGATACTCAATGCTCGTACTGATTTATTTAATGTAAGTTTTGAGTGCCAATGGGAAGGTTTATCATTGAAAAAAATTGTACCTAGTAGACGATATGTAAGAGCAGGTGGTTTTGCACATATACCGAGACGTGTAAGATAGATTAAATAATTTAATGTGTTAGGAGTTTTATATGGCTTTTTCAGATTGGCAATTTTATAGTGGTGCTGCACGAATAGATTGGTCATTAGATCTTATTGCTCCTATTATGGGAACAAGTTCATTAAAAGCACTATTAAATAACTCTGCTGGTGATCAAGCAAATGGTGTTGTAAAGGCTGTAAGTGGACGAACAAAAGGCATTGAGCAAGGACGAATGCGTACACTTATTAAAACAGATACAAGTGGAAATGCAAATAGATATGGAATTATATGTTTACAAAGTACAGATAATGTCTCTACAGCAACCCCAAATGGGTATTTTTTAGGGTATACACGAACAGTAACTGATTTAATTGTTGCACGATTTACAAGTCAATTGTGGAGTTCATCTGTAGCACTTGCTAGTATTGATGCCGCAGCTTGGGTAATTCAAGGAACTACGTTTAGTTTATTAACTGAATGGATTGTTGATACAGCAAATTTAGGTGGAGTGTATTTTGCTATTTCTACAGGAGCAGCTACAGATTTTTCAGATTTAGCAGTACGATTAAAACATATAGATCCTACTGGATCTGCTCATATTGCCGGAGTAGCAGAAGGATTAGGAGCGAGTTTAATATCTTTTACTGGTGGTGTTCCTTATACACAATTTGATCAAACAGAATTATATAGTTTACAATAAGGACGGTAGTTTATGAAAAAACGATGTGGAAAATGTTTACGATATAAATTTTTTAATGAATATTGTAAAGATAAACATACTTCATCTGGACTACAATCATATTGTAAACAATGTAAAAATGAATGGCGTACTGGAATGCCATATATTCCAAAAGTACGAGTAATTTCTGGTATATATGAATATGCTAATATGTATGAATATCATAAAAAGTATAGACAAATAAATAAAGAAAAATGGATAGCATATCGAAAAAAATGGTATATAAAAAAAATGCAAGGACATATTTATCAAAGAAGGAGAGGAAAAATTATTCCTCCAAGTAAGGAAGGAATGAGGGTATGTACGATTTGCTATGAAGAAAAAACTCTTGATGAATTTTTTATTTCTCGTATAGAACCATTAAAATTAGAACATCAATGTAAAATATGTCGCATGAAAATAATGATGGAACTTTATTGGAATACAACAGTATATAGAAAATATATATCTCCAACTTTGAATACACAAAAAATATGTAGTATGTGTAAAGAAATAAAAAATATAGATGAATTTTATTTAAGTAGTTTATGGGCAGATGAACATCAATATCAATGTAAAGAATGTCGGTCAGAATATCAACATAAAAAAAGATTTAAAGGAACAAAAAAAGGATTTCCTAAAAAACATTATACATGTTCAGTATGTTATAGTGAATTTACAAAAGAAAATATTGTTAAATTATTTAATGATGATATAGTATGTTTATCTTGTACTTCTTTTGATTTAGAAGAATCATTAGAAAAGATAATTGGTAAACCTGTTCTTGTATAAGGAAATTTATGGGGAAATATAATGGTAATGGATATACGAAATTTGAATCACTTCGGGCTTTAACTCAAACTCAAAAGGAATATATCAAAGCCATACATTCTTCAGTTGTTACAATTGCAGTAGGTGCTCCTGGTACTGGTAAAACCTTCTGTGCTGCTGCATTAGCAAGTCAATACTATTACAAAGGTGATGTAGAACGTATTACTATCATACGTCCTACAGTACCTGCAAGTAGACCAATTGGGTTTATTCCAGGTGATGCTCAAGAAAAAATGGAACCTTGGGCAACACCAATTTTAGAAGTGTTAGAAGAAAAATTAGGCGCAAAATATTATGATGGCAGGAATAATGGAACTATTTATACATATCCTATCATGTATTTACGTGGTTCTACACTTCGTAATTCTTTTATTATTATAGATGATTCGCAAAATTTAACAAAAGAAGAACTTCATTTAATTCTCACGCGCATAGGTGAAGGAAGTAAAGTTGTTATTACAGGAGATTTATCACAAAGCGATTTGTTTATAGAAAATGGTTTGTCTTTTGTTATTAAAAAAATACAACAACTTGAATTATCTGTGCCAATTATAACTTTTACTGATGGTGATATTTGTCGAAGTCAAACATGTCAATTATGGCACACTATTTTTACATCTGTGGTATTGCAGGAGAGCATATATGAAGAATATAACAACAGTAATGGACTTAAATAATTTAATAGATAAGTACATTGGTACGCCTTATAGAGAACGTGGAAGTAATGATGGCATGGATTGTTATGAGATAGCACGTACATTATATAATGAAGGTCTTAACTTAAATATGTCAACATTTGCTCCTGATAATACAGATAAATTTTTTGAATATTATTGTAAAGATTATGGTTGGGAATTTCCTTGGGAAAAATTACAACAATGGGACATGTTATTAATTCATTCTGTATTACATCCTGTAGATCATTGTGGCATAGTATTAAATACAACAGAATTTGTTCATAGTATTTTACCTCCTGGTGTATGTATAGGGAAAATACAACAATATAAACATAGAATCTATCAAATTGTTCGGCCAAGAATATTTGGAGAAGAATATGATGATGAAGCACGTGCAATTATTGAAAAATCACGTTCAATAATTTTACGACAAGCTACATTTGATCAAGAAGATATATGGAAAGAAAATAATATGAAAGCGAGTGTGTATGAATAAAGTTAAAATAATTATGTCACCATTCAAAGGGATGAATGGTGAATATCATACACTCGAATATGAGGTAGAGGAAGGGAAATATCTTCATGAGATTTTTCAAGATTGGGATTTAAATGCTGTTAATATTGCAGTTAATGGAACATCTATTGAAGAAAAAGCATTATATTTACCTTCTGCAAATTCAGAAATTATTGTATCTGGACAAATAGGTATTCCTTTTCTTATTGTTATTGCTATTTCTATCATTATTTCTGTTGTATTAAGTGTTGTAATGATGTTGTTGTTTCCTGTTAAACCACCTAAATTTGAGCCACCAGAAAAAGAAGGATCAAGTTTTAGTTGGTCTGGTATACAAACAACACAGGGACCTGGAAATGTAGTACCAATTATTTATGGCCGACATAGAGTAGGTGGACAATTATTAACAGCTTATGTTGAAGAACGAACAAATAATCAAGAGTTCACGATTCAAGATCCTGTTTTAAATATGTTGATATCTGTAGGAGAAGGTGAGATTGAAGAATTTGAAATGGATACCGTAGAAATTAATGATCAACCAATTAGTAACTATCAAGAAATTTCTTTGGATTCACGTTTAGGTACACCAAATCAAACACCTATACCTTTTTTTACGCAATCAAAGAATACATTTGATCAAGGTAATATAGATTTTTCAGAAAATCCAGTTACGTATACAACATTAGCAGCAATAAATGGATTTATTATCCATGTAGATTTTGCTGCGGGATTATATCATATAGATGCTAAATCTGGTGTACGAGCAAATAATACATCGACATGGCAGTACAGATATAGACTTAATGTTGGTCCTGGTTCATGGTCTGCTCCTCAACGTATTTCGACATCAACAGATCAAAAGAAAACTGTCCATCGTCCTATTAAAGTTGAGAATCTTCCTCTTGCTGTATATGATATTGAAATTTCACATGTAAGTGCTACGTTTACTGATGATCAATCAGAATTTAAACCATATTTAACAAAAATATCTGAAATAGTTGATGTAACAGAAGCATTTCCGAATACGGCTTTATATGGTTTACGAGTTGTTGCAACAGAAAATTTACAAGGTTCATTACCTAATGCTACAGTTATTATTAAAGGAACAAAAGTTAGAGTAGGATCTTTTTTAAATACCCCTATATATTCAGAAAATCCTTCATGGTGTTTAATGGATTTTATGACAAATGTACGGTATGGTTTAGGTTTACCAGATGAAGAAATTGATTTGGCTTCTTTTATTGCTTTTGCAAGTTATTGTGATGAATTTGTAGATGTTGATGAAGATCATGATGGAATAGCTGATGCTCAAGAAAAACGTGCAATCATTAGTTATGTTATTGATACTGATGCTGATGCACCACAGGTTATTGATGAAATTCTTATGCCGACAAGAGCAGTATTAGTAAAGACTGAGGGATTATGGAAAGTTAAGATAGCACAAGATAGTGTTCCTGTTCAATTAATTACGTGGGCATCAACAATACGAGATTCTGTTATTTTGACATATATACGAGATTCTGAAGCTACGAATGTCTTAGAATGTCGTTTTTCAAATAGTAATGATGATTATGAGCAAGATGTTTTAGTATATCCGAGAGTTGAAGATTGGCCTTATCAAGTTAATAAAAGTTCATTAGAATTTCGTTCGGCAGCCCGACCAACACAAATAGAACGAGAAACAGCATTTAATTTAGTTTCAAGACGTTATCAAAAACAGGCCATAGAATTTGAAATGAATATTGCAGGAATGATCTTTGAGATTATGGATGTGATTCGTTTTTCACACCCATTGCCTGGATATGGATGGTCTGGTAGAGTAGTTGAAAATTATGGAGCAACAGTAACAAACACAAGAGAAATAGTCCTTGATTCAGAAGTTCCGTTTGCTCCTGGTGGTATTTATCATGTATTTCTTCAAAATAAAGATGATGTGCAAAATGTGAGATTGTTAGTAAATCCAGCATCAACACAAACAGTAAATACAAGAGTTCTTCAATTAGATGCAGCAGAACCAGATCTTACATTTGTACCATCTGAAGGTTATACCCAATGGGCATTTGGTAAAGCAGAACCATTTAATACAGCTTATAAATTGTTTCGTATTACAAAAGTTGAACGTGCTGGTGATTTTATTATTTCAGTGACAGGGGTTGAACATAATCCAACTATTTTTGATCCATTTACAGCAGAATTATTGCCAAGTCCATCACATTTAATTAAGCCTGATGGACCACCACCACCTTTGATTCAGTTAGTTGGATTTGAAGAAATTTTCCGCGATGCTACAGGAAACTTAAATAATTTTATTGTTCTTGAATGGGATGTTATGCAAGTTGAAGAAGCACGTAGAGTAAATCCACGTATAAAATATGGTGTATATGGTGGAGGATTGGTATATAGACGATATGTAGAAGGAAGTGCTGTAGCAGGATCATTATTAGTAGGTGAATTTCTTGCTGCTGAAGCTGGATCTCAAGATTTTGATAATTTGTCAGGTTTTAATTTAGTAGGATCTGTCACAGGACAATATGCTTTTCAATATAAAGAATTAGCTCCACCTGTAGGTACGATTATTCAATATAGGGTTGTACCTATTTCGGTACGTGGTACTCCAAATTATGATGGACTTCTTCAAGTAGAAATTACTGTCACAAATATTGATGTGACTCCTCCTGCTGCTTCAGTAGGTTTAGTGGCTGAAGGTGGTATTAGAGCTATTGAACTTTCATGGTCTAATCCTACTGTGTTAGATTTTGATGGGGTAGAAATTTGGGCATCTAAAATAAATAATAGAGCAGCAGCAACAAAGGTTGGTTCAGTATTTAATGGTGGAGTAACGTTTTCACATACAGGTTTAGGAAATTTAGAAACATGGTACTATTGGATACGTTCATTTGATTATGCAGGCAACTTTAGTCCGTTTCATCCTGAAAGCCCAACAGCAGGAGTATCAGCTACTACACTCGATGGTTTTGGAGATAATTTACGTTTAAGTGGAAATTATTTGTATGCAAATAATGTTCCGTATAATGCATCAGGTGTTCATGTAGGTGAAATTTATATTGCTGATGCTATGGCTATAGCAACAATTACTGCTGAATTTGCTGTGGCAAATGAACCAAACGAATTAGCAGTAACATATTTCTATGATGGTCAAGAACATTGGATTTATTTACTTGATGAACCAGATGCCGAAGGTTCACGCTATGGCGCACAGGGTAATAATGCTGTTGTATATAATACAAAAACTCGAATGATGGGAGCCATAGCAGCAAATACAACTATACCTATTAAACTTTATAATATTGAAGATAGTAATACATCAACTGTCACATGGGTACGTGTAATGATTTATGGTTTTTCAGCCGGAACATAAGATTAAATTATTTAATAGAGGAATAGAATGTATGAATACATTGTTATATACAGAATACAAATTAAATAATTTAATCTGTATGATTTTTATTATAAAGGAGAATTAAATATGGGTGCTATTGGTAGTGGGACATCTACATCTTATCCAGTGACGCTTGATACATTATTATATGTATCACCTGGAGGATTATCTGATTATACAAATGGTCCAAACCCTATTGCAGATAGTCAGTCAAGAGTAGATGCTGAGTTTATGAATGATGTGATAGATGCACTTATCGCTATTGAAACAGAATTAGGTACATCACCTTCAGGTGTCTATGGTTCTGTAGCAGAACGATTTGATACTATAGGTGGTGCAGGTGGTGGTTTTCCTGGTGCATCTACAGATAATGCTATTGTGAGATGGAATGGTTCAACAGGAACATCATTACAAGATAGTGTTATGATCGTTAGTGATACTGGTAATGTAGAAGGTATTGTTGATTTAACTATTACACGTAACCTTCTTATTGGTGGGACAGCAGCAGGTACATTGCTTGATAATGGCATAGTAATAGCATTAGGTGTTGGACCTAGTACACAACCTACGAATGCTGTACAATTATGGGCAGCAGATAGAGCAGGATCACCAGGAAAAACATCATTACACGTCAGGGCAGAAGATGGTACACAACATGTTTTTGGAGATCGTGTTGGCATAGGTACAGTAGCTCCTTCTGAAGCATTAGAAGTTGTTGGTGGAATTAAATTAGGAACTACGGCATTATTAGCAAATGGTACGATACGTTTTACAGGGGCAGATATTGAAGGCCGCATTAATGATAGTTGGGTGTCTATGACAGCGGGTAGTGCAGGAGGAACAACGTCAGGTATTTGGACATGGACAACACAAACCGTAACCCCGCCACCAGGACAACGTATTGGTGTAAATAATTCAGTCTATGATTTAGCTACGCAAATGTATATTACAGAAGTAAGTGCAAATGGGACAGATTCAAGTATTCTTTTAGATGATTTGAATGTTGGTGATACTATATATATTCAAGATAAAATAGATTCATCAAAATATGTGCGTTATACAGTAGCGGGGGATCTTACAGATAGTGGAGATTATCGTACAATTCCTGTTACTTTTGTAAGTACAGGTGTTGCAAATATTTCTAATAATGCTGAAATTTATGTCCAATTTAATCTTTTAGGTATTCATGGATCTGGAGCAACAAATGCTGTAACTATATGGACAGATCAGTACACGTTAAGTGCTGATGCACAATTACATTATGAATCTACTTCAAATAATTTTGGATTAAAAGCAACCACATTTGGGACAGGTGCTCAAGGTGTTTTGGCTCTTGCATTAGGGAATGCTCCTACAACATCCCCTGTAGATACTGTGCAATTGTGGGCAGCGGATAGAGGAGCAACAGGAGGAAAAACAGGACTCCATATACGAACAGAAGATGGAACTTCACATGTGTTTAGTGATTTTGTGGGATTAAATAATTTAACTCCATTAGCTGAATTAGATGTTGTTGGTACACAACGAATTACACGTAATGCTACTTCTTCAAGTACACTGTGGAATGTCTTGAATGTTCGTGTAAAAGGAACAACAGATTCATTAAGTCCAGGTTTTGGTTCATATATAAGTTTTATTAATGAAAACTTTTCTGGAGCAAGTTTTGAAATAGCAAGAATTGCAGGCTCAAGAGGTCCAACAGATACTGATGGTATTCTTACTTTTTATGTTGCAAATGCTACTGTTTTTGCAAAAACAATTTCTATTGATAAAGATGCAAACCTTCGGATTAATATGTCATCAGTTGGAACAGGTTTAACACAAGGTATAGTAATAGGATCTGGTATTGCTCCTACTACATCACCTGCTGATGCTGTGCAATTGTGGTCTGCTGATCGTGCAGCTACAGTAGGAAAAGCCTCATTACACTTACGTACTGAAGATGGTACTTCGCATGTATTTGGGGATAGAGTAGGTATAGGAACATTAACACCTGGTTTTTCTCTTGATGTTGTTGGTGCTATTAATGTAAGTGATCCAACAAATACACGTAGTAATTTAGGTTTAGGAACAGCAAGTACACCTGAATTTTTACGCATAGGTATAGGAACACCTTCTACTGCCTCTGCACCACTTATTTTTGCAACAGGTACAGTACAGAAAATATTGTTACAAGGTGATTCAATATCTACACGATATGGTTTTGGACTTGCTTCTCTTGCATTGCAAATATTTAGTCCAACAACTGCTCGTATTGATTTAGGTGGGATGAGTACAGTAGATGGCACAACATTTACTTCAAATTTAAGTGTACATAATACAAGTGGGAACATAGGTATTGGCACAGGAACATTTGGTACAGGAGCAACAAAAACACTTGCATTGTTTAATGGTGTAGCTCCTACAACTTCTCCTGTAGATACGATTCAAATGTGGAGTGCAGATAGGAATGCTACAGCAGGCAAAGGTTCACTACATCTCCGTACAGAAGATGGAACTTCACACGTATTTGGAGATAGGGTAGGAATAGGAACTACTAATCCTACAGTAGCATTAGATGTTATCGGCGCAATAAAAGTAAGTGATATATCAACAACACAAACAAATCTAGGTATTGGTACAGGTTCAAGTACCCAATTTGATAGATTAGGATTAGGAACAGCAGCATCAGCAGATGCACGATTAACATTTCTTGCTGAATTAGGTCAGAAAGTTTTATTATATGGTGATAATATTGCAGTCCGATATGGTATGGGACTTGCTTCTGGTACTTATCAAATATTTTCTGCATCAAATGGTACTGTTGATATCGGAAGCATGTCTGCTGCTGATGGTATAACATTTACGAATAGACTTTCTATTCAAGGTTCTAATGGAAATATAGGTTTAGGAACAAAAACTTATGGGACAAGTGCAGTACGAAATTTTGTACTCTTTGCAGGAACTGCTCCTACGACTTCTCCTGTTGATGCTGTATCATTATGGACAGAAGATCAAGGTGCTGTTGCTGGAGAAGCAGCATTGACACTTCGTACTGAAACAGGAATAGTACATTCATTTGGAACAAATATAGGTTTTGGTACGACTATTCCAATAACTCCAATTCATATTGTACGAGAAGGAGTACACACGTCTCTTACAGTTGATTCATATTATACTAATTCAGGGGCTTCTAATCTTGTTTTTCGCAAAGCCTATGGAACGCTTGCAGCACCAACACGTTTAGGAGTTAATGCAAGTCTAGGGAATATTTCAGGATATGCTTGGGCACGTGATGCAGCTAATACGGTTGATCAATTTGTATTACTTTCCCGATTAGTACAATCAGTTGACTCTGTGGATGCACAAGGACGTATGGGTGGACGCCAAACACTTTCTTTATCACCTGGAGTTTCTGCTGCAATAGTTGAAATGTTTCGTTGGGATCAAGGTGGGAATTATCATATTGGTTCAACAACAACAGGAACAGGTCTTACACGTGGGCTTGTAATGGCCTCTGGTACTGCTCCTGCAACAAGTATTGCCGACCAAATACAAATGTGGGTAGCAGATCAACATGGTGTAGCAGGTGATGCTGCATTACACATTATGCCTGAAATAACTACATTATATACTTTTGGTAATACATTTACTATGGGTTCATTAGGAACACCACCAGCAGTAGCAGGAGGTAACGTTCATTTATATGGTTCGTCAATGGTATTAACTATTGATAGAAATGATACATCAATTACATTCCCACAAATTCAAATGCGAAAATCAAGAGGAACAGCAGATGTTCCATTAGTAACAATAGAAGGTGATCGTACATTAGGTTTGTATGGATTAGCATATGTAAGAAATGCAGCAGATACTGCTGATGCATATCAAGCAGGAAGTTTAATGATGTATAGAGCATCAAATTTTGATGCCCAAGGTAGATCTGGTGGGGATATTAGTTGGTGGACATCATCAGGAGTATCAGCAAGTATAAGCGAAAAAATGTATTTAAATCCAGCAGGACAATTAGGTTTAGGTCCTGGTTTAACATACGCAACAGTTCTTCCTTCTGGATCATTATTAAATGTAAGTAATTTAGATGTAACAACAGGTAGTTTAACATTAGTATCTCAACGTGCAGCTATTGTATCTGGTAATGTTCTTAACGGTATTGAATTTTGGTCTAATGATACAAGTTATACTACTCAACCAGGATACATAAGTGCATATTTGAGAGTATATGCAACAGAAGCCCATGCATCAGGTGCGATAGGTAGTCGTATGGTTTTTGCTACATCACTTATTGGTGGTGCATCTCCTTCTCCAAGATTAACAATTGATCCATGGGGTACAGTAATTATAGGTGCAGCAGCATCACCAGCAAGTATGACAGGTGGATTAGTTATATCTTCTGGTGCTGCTCCTACTGCTTCTGTTGCTGATGGTGTGTTATTGTGGTCAGCAGATAAAGAAGGTGCAGCAGGTGACGCAGCATTGCACATACGTACTGAAGATGGATTTGTTCATGTACTGGGTAGTGAAATAGGTTTTAATGTAAGTGATCCTATTGGGACACTTAATGTTAATGGTTATAATAATTATTTTGAACGCCATGATGCAAATGCAGTAGGCTATAATACTATAAATAGAAAATCACGTGGAACAAGAGAAGTCCCTGTACGGCTTATAGCAGGAGATATTGTGTCATATTGGAGTTCCCAAGGCTATGTACGAAATGCAGGTAATACGGCTGATGTATGGACGTATATGACTCGTATTGATTCAGTAGTTCAATCGGTAGATGTAGAAGGTAGGGCAGGTGGAGTAATGATTTTTTATACGTGTCCACCTGTAACTGGTTCTCTTACTGAACGAATGCGTATTACTGAAAGTGGTTTTGTTGGGATAGGTATATCTGTACCAGCAACAACACTTCATGTTGGAAATAGTGATGTAACTGATGCTGGATTAGCATTGACATCTCAACGTGTAGCTATTGCAGTAGATAATGTGTTGAATGGAGTGGATTTTCATAGTAATGATACAAATTTAAGTATAAGTACACTAACAGCATATATACGTGCATATGCGAGTGAAACACATACAGCGACAACACTAGGATCACGTATAACATTTGCAACAACAGCTATAGGTGCTGCTGCTCCTACTTTGCGTATGACATTGATGGATACTGGTGTATTAAGTATGGGAACATGGACAGGACAAAAAATTAATTTATATGACTCAACAGTAAATAAATATGGTTTAGGTATTGGTAGTTCACAATTGCAGATTTATTCTCCTAATGCTGCAACTACAAGAACAGAAATTGGTGGAATGTCAAATACAGATGGTGTAACATTTATTCCTGTTTTGCGTGTATTACCATCTTCTACAAGTATGGTGCTTGGTCCTGTTGGAGCAACAGCAGTAGGTACATCTGGTACGTATGTATTTGGTATTTCTACAGGAACACGTGCTACAACTTCTCCTACTGCTATGGTGCAAATGTGGACAGAAGATCAAGATGGTGCAAATACAGCAGCTTTACATGTCCGAAGTGAAGGAAACTGGATTACAAAAATTGGACAAGGAATTATTACACGTGCAGCATATTTAACTTTAACAACATATACAACTGCTGCACCATATTCTCCTGTAGCATTAGAAGAATCAAATAGAACTTTTCTTGCAAGTAACACAAGTGCAATGACACAAGTGAGTTTGCCTGCTGCTGCTGTAGGATATGTATTTAAATTTATTGTAACAGCAGCACAAGGACTTCGTATACGTGCTTTTACTGGCGATACAATACGAATTGGATCAACAGTAACTGCTGCTGCTGGATACATTCAATCAACTACTCTTGGTGATTATATAGAACTTTTTGCTACAAGTTCAGGAGGATGGTATGCACGTTCACCAATACAAGGTTGGACAATAGGTGTATAATTAAATTATTTAATTTTATCTCTATAACTGCCTATTACAGAGATAAAATTTTGAACAACCCTTATGAAATGAAAAGAGAGGAGGTATATTAGAGAGAGGAAAATAGGCACATGTGTTATTAAATTATTTAATCAATCAATGAAGGAGTTTTTATGAAGAAATGGATTGTAGGTTGTTTAGTTGTTCTTTCATGTTTAGTATTTGCTCAAGTATCTCTGGCCGATGTTATTGCTACAAGAACAAATGCAAATCAATTAACCGTAGGAGCAGGTTCTGCTTCATGTGTACCAGTAGTGAATGTTGGTGCATTACGATTTGTAACAACACGTGATTATCAACGTGTTGTGTTTCAATATACTGCTGAATGTACAGTAAAAAGTCCAGATACATTTACATGGCTTAATGTAGATTTACTGGTTGATGGAGCACAGATTTCTCCAACACAAACCATTGACAATGCCTTCTGTACATCTAGAGGTATTAATGATCTCAATGGTTGGGTAAGTCCAACAGTTGTTGGTGTTGTTGTTGTACCAGAAGCAGGTATACATACAGCGCAAGTGAATGCAAATCTTGTCAACTGTAATAATGCAACTGATGATGTATGGCGATTAGATGACAGTACAATAGTGTTATCTAACTAAGTAGAATGTGGGAGGTATAAATACCTCCCATTAAATAATTTAATGCAAAGGTGAATTATGAAAAAATTAAGTGCAATTGTTGCAGTATTTATTATGTGTGTAGGTTTTGCTTTAAGTGGATGTACAAGAACAGTCATTGCTACTCCTACTCCTTCTACTGCTCCTGTTGCTCAAGATGCTCCTACTGTTCAAAATGATGATCCTCCTCTTGTTGGTACACCACGTAGGATTTCTGTTGATCGTTTATTAGAGCATGTTGTTAAACAAACAACATCTCATTATTTAACAACACATATGGGATTTGCTCATATTTTATATGCTGAAGTACGTAGAGCACAACGGATTACTAATCCAACAGAAATAGGACAGGTTTCACAAATTAAAACTATTATGTGGAGAAAGATTGTTTGGAGTCGAATGGAAATGAGTAGAGAGAGACGTTTTAGTGAATTTTTCACGCTACTTCAAAATGAAATAGATGAAGAATTTGAAAGAGCTGAAAGACAAGATAGAATAGAATCACGTGTAGTTTTTGTACCAGTAATAAATGTGCTTCAATCTATTGCAGATGCTACTGTACCATATTGTCCTACTGTGTGTCTACATTATTAAACTTTAAAATTTACCCCTTGTCTTATGTCAAGATGTAAATTATAATTAAACGTAGGGCATTCTGGAGCCAAATAAAGGTATTCCTGATGCCCTTCTCTACTATGAGATTTATGGAAAAGGTGATATATGATAGAAAATATTATAGATTATTTAGGATTACAAATAAATGCTAAAAAGAAAAATTACCATCCACTCATGGCAACAGAATATCATGATTTAAGAGGATTAGATATACGTTGGAGAGTACCTACCTTTCTTGATGTACAAGATGAAGAATGGATGTTTTTATGTGCATGGGGGCAAAAAGTCCGTACAGCAGTATTGAATAAAACTGAAGTCTGTATGTTGACAAATAATGCACAGTATCTTCTTAAAAGTAAACTCCTACCTTTAGCACAATATATGATGATGTGTTACTCAGAATATTGGATCTCAGATAAAAGTTCATATTTATTATTTTTTAATTTTGATATAGATTTATCTCCATTAAAAAAATATGGATTTATTTTGGGTACAAAAATTAACTTGACTTAAATAATTTAATATGATACAATTTTCTGTACAGGAGGTTCATATGATACCATTGCAAATGAAGATCATGCAGAATGTAGAAAAATATGCACGATTAGCGAATGTATCCTCATTTTATATTTTAAATTCGGCCAAAGATTATTGTACTGAAGAAGATTTTATATGGATAACCCAATATCTGTATGGATGTCAAACACAATCTGAACGTTTGCCAGAAGGAAAAAGAGGTATACTTTATGATTTAGTAGATCCTATAGAACGTTTTTCTGCTATAATAGGATTGTTTATACGTTATTTGATTGATGCACGATTGTTGAATCCATACAATCTTATCGCACTTTTTGAAAATGATACGCAACCACATATTATTTTTTTGTATGGATTAGAATATATAGATGCAAATATAAAATCACAGATCATTCAATTCCTATATAATCCTCCGTTTGATGCGGTTGTTACAATACAAGATAAAATGAGATTTCAACAAATTTATCCAAAAGACCTGTATAGTTACTTGTTAAACAACTATAAGATTATATAGGAGATACCCATTGAATACAGAATTAGCATGTTTGTCTGCATTTCTTATGCAAGCAAACAAGAAAGCCTTATTTGAGGAATTAACTCCTGTTTTATTCTCTAGTGATGTGTATTCATTCATTAGAGATTATTATTTTAAGTATCATACGTTTCCTACTCATGAAGTTATAGAAGAAGAAAGTGGAGTATCATTACCATACGTTGATGGAGAATTTGAATATTATTTAACGAAAATTAAAAATCAACATATCCATGCACAATTGATGGATATTAATAATATTTGTTCTCCATATCTTCAACAAGGAAATTATGATCCTTCAATAGCATTAGATAAGTTACTTGCACATATATTGGAAGTGAAGAAATCAAAACCTGATTCTTCTATTGATTTCGCGCATTCAAAAGACATACTCATAGAAACAATGAATGCCGTAGCAACAGGAGAACAACAACTTTATAAATTTGGATATGACTGGTTAGATGAACTCACTAATGGGTTTTCTGGTGGGGATTTAGTATCCATTGTAGCACGATTAAATATTGGTAAAACATTTTTCATGCTACATGTAGCGAATTATCTATGGAACACCTATAAGATTCCTATATTATTTCTTTCATTAGAAATGCCTGCAAAACGAATAGCACAAAGATTAGTAGCATTGAATACAGATATTAACTTGAACAAGATCCTTCAAGGAGCATTAGATAAGAAAGACTGGAAACAATTTAATGATTTAATGAAACGGTTATCAAATAAAACATGTCCATTCAAGATCCATCATGATTTTAGAGTACCAGTAGAATCTGTGTATGCTAAAGCACAATCCTTTGGAGCACAGATAGTTTTTGTAGATGGTGCATATTTGTTACGTATTAATAAATACCTAGCAAAAACTGAACGATATGCTTTAGTAGCAGAAGAATTGAAAGGATATTCATTAGGGTTAAATGTTCCTGTTATTACTTCATGGCAACTTAACAGAGAAGCAGATAAGAAAAAAGAAATATCTGCATCAAATATCTACTACTCTGATGATATAGCACAGTTATCCTCTGTTGTTATTGCCCTAAGTCCTAATACAGATCTTGATAAAGATTTCAGGAGAAAAGTACAGGTTCTCAAAAGTAGAGATGGAAGATTAGGAGAAAATCTCATAAATTGGAGTATTAGTGATGGGATTGATTTTAGTACCTTTGATCAATCAGTTCTAAAATTAGGAGATTATTTTTAATGGATGTTTCCACAATAATTGAATTGATCAAAGAAAAGAAATGGGGATCATATAAAATATCTGGTAAATGGATAAATCTTTCTTGCCCATGGGCAAAAGAAAAACATGTTCATGGCACAGATACTCATGCATCCTTTGGTATTAATATTGAAAAGTTATATTATAATTGTTTCACATGTAATACAAATGGTTCATTAATTAAATTATTTAATGGTATTGTACAACCTAGTACCATACTATTGCAGTTGCCGATACAAGAAAAAGATGATATAATATATCCAGAATATTTTCTCAAAACATTAAAAAGGAATTATGTCCATCCATATTTAGATAAAAGAAAAGTTCATGCAGATGTACGTATTCTTTTTGATTTTCGTTATGATAGTTTGCATCATCGTATAGGAGTTCCCATACGAAATTTTGATAAGAAACTTGTAGGGTTTGTAGGACGTTCTCTTATTTCTATGCCCAAGTATTTTATATATCCATGGTATGGTGAATCTAATGGTCATATATGGTTAGGAGAACATTGGATAGATCTCAATGAACCAGTAGTGTTAGTAGAAGGATTATTTGATGCAGCAAGAGTATACGAAGTAAAATCGAATGTTTTGGCATCATTAGGATCACAACTTCCACAAAATAAGTTAAAACGTATACGAAATGCTCCATATGTGTTTACATTGTATGACAATGATGTTGCAGGAGATAATGCTAGAAGGAAAGTCTCAAATTATTTTGGAAAAAATAATATACGACATTTACGTTTACCAGAGACAATAAAAGATCCAGGTGATGCAAGCATAGAAATATTACAGAAATTATTTCAAAAAGAATTGCTTTGGTAGGGAATATTTTCCCTTGACATAATTGTTATAAGGAGGTATACTTAATAGATACAGCACGAATGTTGTCTGATATACATAACGGATTGACAATATATGATCCTATAACATGTACGTACACATTGCCAAATGGGGTAATTGTATCCTCTGAGTTATTAAATTATTTAAAAAATAATACAAAGGAGTATATTGCTACTGGAAAGAAGTTTCGACAAGAACTAAAAGAAGAACCATCCATTAAAAGAGAGAAAATTCATATGGCATCTACAATTTCTGCAAAAGAAATGGCTCAAATTCAAAAAGCCCAAAAAGCAGCAGCAGAGAAAAAAGCAAATGGAGAAGCACCTGCTACTCAATTATGGCCTTTCTGGATTCCTGTTGGTGAAGAAAGAGATGTTACATTTTTAGATGGTGATGTTGTAACTGAAGATGGAGTTGAATTATTTGATGTTCCTTTCTATCTTCAACATACAGTACAGACAGGAACAACATGGCTTTCCTTTCAATGTCCTAAACGAAAACATGGTGATTGTCCAGCATGTAATGCTGGTGTAAAAGGGACGTATGTTTGTGTGTTTACCATAATCAATCATACACCTATTATATCGAAAAAAGATCCCTCTGTTACCTATGAAAACCAAAAACAGTTATTTATTGCGACTTCTGGAACACGTGAAGAATTATTCATGCGTGCTAAGAAATTTGGAGGTTCACTAAAAGGTCAGTTAGTGAATATTGGAAGGAGCAAGAAAGATAAAGCACCAAGAGTAGGTGATGTATTTACTTTCATGGGTAAACGTTCTTTGGCAGAACTAAAGAAAATCTGTGGGAAAGAATATAATTTTTCTCCTGCAAATTATGATGAAGATTTATTTGTGTATACTCCTGAACAACTCCTTGAATTAGGTGTAGGTTATAAAGGACATTCTAATAATACAAAACCACAAGGACAAAAAAGTGGTAAGGTTGCTTCTCTACAACAAGAAGAAGTTGTAGATATGGAAGAAGAAACGTTAGAATGGTGAAATGTTCTTTTTCATTATAGGTATGCAAATAATATACGTATAAAAGGATTAACATGTTTTTAATACGATCTCCACCTTTAGATCTGTTCCTTATTTTTAAACACTATTTTATAGGAGCATACATTGGTATCTGATGATATTTTGAAATTTTTAAAAAAGCATCATGGAGAGAAGATTTATTCAATGGGTAGTGAATTAAAAGAAGGAGAGAAAGTATCAACAGGGATATTCCCTATTGATTTTATGTTAGGTGGTGGGATTCCATTAGGAAAAATAACACATATCTATGGCCCGAAAGATGCTGCAAAAACAACCTTAGCATTGTCGATAACAGGAGAATTACAACGAGCAGGAAAGAAATGTTTTTATGTTGATACTGAAAATACCTTTGATCCTAATTGGGCAGACACACTTGGTATCGACTTAAATAATTTAATGGTTTTTCAACCTGCTAATGGAGAGCAAATTGTAGATATTGTTGATGGTTTACTCAATTGTGATGATATTGACTTTGGTGTGATAGATTCGTTAGGAGCTATTATTACAACAAATGAAATTGAATCCTATGGAGATAAGCAAATTGTTGCTGGTTCTTCAAGTATCATTACAAAGATACTACGAAAAGCTATACATGCACAATTAGAACAAAGTAAGAAAGAGTATTATCCTACATTACTTTGTGTGAATCAAGTACGACAAAAGATAGGTGTATTGTATGGGAATCCTGAATATGCTCCTGGTGGAGCAATGGTAGAACATGCACCATCATTAAACTTGCGGATAACAGGAAAACCAGTTATCTATAAAGAAGTAAATCCTAATGTCGCAATAAAACATCAATTGAATTTGACAGTGAAAAAAAGTAAAATGAAAACAGTGTTGAATCACATAGAATTTGAGATTGGTTTGCAAAACGTAGGATCTATTAAAGCAGGGAAAAATGATGATGCAGATTTGATGCTCAAATATCTTAAATCATTTAATTTGTTAGGGAAATTAGGTACGACTATTATTTGTTTAGGAAGGGAATATACATCACAGAAAGCATTAAAAGAAGATATTGTAAATGATAATGAATGGAAAATGTATGTGCAACAACAGCTTATAGAAACAGGACAGGTACAATTTGGTGAAGAACAAATGGTTGATGAATGATACAGGTAAAGGAGGAAAAAACTACGAAAAAAAATCTGCTAAAAAATTACAAGGACAATTAACATCAGGTTCTGGAGCAAAAGATAAAAAAGGAGATTTATTATTTGGAAATCTCCTTTTAGAACTTAAATCAAGTACACATGAATCTATAACATTAAAGAAAGAGTATCTACAAAAAATACGAAAAGCAGCCATTGAACAAAATAAACAACCTGGACTGCTTTTTTCATTTGTGACTATGAATGGTGTTGCAGAAGAAGAATGGTTATGTATTCCATTGTATTTATGGAGATATATTAATGAAGATAAGACTTGATCATTTTATTGGCGTAGAAATTCCCGAAAGAAACAGAGAAGTATGGGCACAAAAAGTGTATGATGATTTAGTACATTCAAAAGATCCTATAGATTTTTCATATCGTTGTTCTGGTGATTCACTTGTTGTTGGTTTTAGGGATTCAGAAAATCAAATTGATATATATGATTGTCAAATAAAAAGAATATCTGATGTATGGCTTGATGAAAAAGAACAGATTCCAGGTGGACTTTTCAACTTTTAGGAGAGAATTTTGTTAGATCAAATTTTGCGGGAAAAAACAACAAAGGTTATTCAAACACGATCTAATGATATACTCCATGCATCAGATTTGGATAATCCTTATTGCCCAAGGCAACAATATTATAGACATAAAGAAGAACAAAAAAAGATAGTACAAGGATCTTTTTTAACCTATACATTTGACATAGGATACTCTATAGAAGATTTAATACGTGAACAATATTTAAAAGAATACATCTACGGTACATGGCAATGTATGTCACAATATTCTGATAATGTAATTTGCGGAAAATTAGAGAAAGGAGGATATTGGGATAAAGAATGTGATGATTGTGGATGGGTACATTGGAAGTACAAGGAGTTTGAATTTATTAGTAGTGAATATTTGTTACATTGTTCATTAGATGGGATTCTTTTGATAGGGGGTGATTTTTATTTATTAGAAATAAAGTCTATCAATGAAGAACTATTCAAGAAACTTTATAAACCATTAGAGCATCATGAATGGCGTACACAGGTGTACTTGAACTGTATGAATACACCTTCATTTATTAATTCTGAGATAGGAGAACTTATCGGACCTATTCAAAGAGGATATATTCTTTACTGTGCAAAAAGTTCAGGAGTGTTTGTAGAAGGATCTATATTTCCTTTTAAAGTATTTGAAGTGAAATATAGTGACATTTCTCATGAAATTAAACATCGTACAGATCCATATTATGAGGCAAAAAGTACAGGTGTATATCCAATGAGAGTATGTACATCTATACAAGATAAGCAGGCAATTAATTGTCCATTTTTTTCACCGTGTATGGTGCCAAAATTATTATAAAAAAGGAGAACGATATATGGCAACTGAAATTACAACTTTGGTAGGGACGTTTGTACTTGGTTGGCTTACTGGTGCAGAACGGAGAGAAGCAGTAGATCTTTGTGATGTGGTGTATTTATTCCTTGGTATTAAACATATCAGTGGTACACCATTGGTTGTAGCTCTACCAGAGAAAGCAGAGGATGTAATGCCATTGTTAGAGCATTTTAAATCAAAAAAAGAAGAAGCTATGACACAAAATGTGCAACCAGTAGTTGCACAAACTGCTCCAACACAACCAACAGTGGAACTTGTAAATTAAATAATTTAATTAAAGGATAAACACTATGTCTTGTATTCTTGCTTTAAGAGAAGGTGATATTGTTCATTGTTTAGCTGATACAGCTTGTACAGTAGGTGATAATCTTAAAGTAAAAATGACAAGTAAAATGTTTATCACAGAGACAAAGGAGTACATTATAGGGGGTTCAGGAGTAGGGAGATTTATAAATATCATTCAATATTTAGATCTCCCCTCCTATAAAGAATATAATTTTTGTCCACATAAATTCATGATATGTGAATTTATTCCCGTATTGATGGAAGCGTTTGAGCCATTACGACAAGATGACAGTGATAATCATTGTGTGAATAGTTTTGGATTGGTTGTTGCGTTTACAAATAAGATATACACTATATATGCTGATTTTTCTGTATTAGAGCATGAGGACTATGCTGCAACAGGATCTCCATTTGAAGCAGCAATAGTTGGTTTAAACATTGTCACTAAAAATTTATCATTGTATCCAGGTAAAATACAACTAGAAATAATTTTGGATTCAATTATAGAACATAACAACTATGTATCAAAACCTTATATTTATTTTAATACAGGAATGCTAGGAGGATAAATTGACACCTTTTGTGAAGTATGTAATAGCACCATTACCTATGAGTCCTGAATTTGTATTTTTAACACAACAATATTTTAAAGGCCATGCTATTATACAAGATCAAGAAATATGGATACTAAACTTACGAGAAGATATTGTGCATGGAATCATGCTTGAATTAAATAAAAAAATGCCTTATACAATTTTGACGGTAACTAAGACTATATGGCCTCAAGGTATAGAATTATGGCATCGTCAATATGTATATGGTAAATCAATAGAAAGACACGCAAGACGTGTGTATTAGGAGAACACATGAAAATTTGTAGTGCAGAAGAATGTAATGAAAAACATTATGCTAAAGGATATTGTAAAAAGCATTATTTAAGAATCTGGAAGAATGGAACATTAATTATAATAAAAAATCCTAAAAATCATAAAGAGTATAAAAATCCAAATTGGAAAAATGGTAAATCATCTCATTATTTATATAAAATTTATTATGACATGATTGGTAGATGTACTCGTATTACACATGTGCGTTATAAAGATTATGGTGGTAGAGGGATTATAGTTTGTGAAAGATGGAAAGATAATTTTTGGAATTTTGTAGAAGATATGGGAGAAAGGCCAGAAGGATATTTATTAGATAGAATGGATAATAATAAAGGATATTATCCTGAAAATTGTAGATGGGTAGATAAATTTGTTTCAGCTAAAAATAAAAGAGGATATGGAATAGAATATAGACAAAGAAATAATAAAGGTCAATTTATATGAGATATTTGTCAGTGGATTTGGAAACGACCGGATTAAATAAAGAAAAATGTCAGGTATTAGAAATAGCTGTTGTCTATGATGATACTGAACATGTACAGGATATTACTGCTTGTCCATATTTTCATTGTTATATCCAACATCCAATGTATTGTTGGGAACCTACAGCCTATAAAATGAATCAGAAATTGTTTGAAGAAATATTAAATGCAAAAACAAAAATAATGGATACACTTGATTTACATCAGATTAATTTTTATAAACAATGGTTTGGTGTATTAGATTCAGAAAGTGTTGGGTATGCAGTATCACGATGGTTAAAAGCAATTAACTATGAAGCACCTTATATTGTAGCAGGAAAAAATTATGGATCTTTTGATTTAGGATTTTTAGAAAGACTTCCTCATTTTACAGAAAAAGTGAAACTTCCACATCGACATTTAGATCCTGGTTCATGGTTTGTAACTTTAGAAGATATCCGTATACCAGATCTGAAAGAATGTAAAAAACGAGCAAAGCTACCAGAAAATATAGCGCATAGAGCATTAGATGATGCAAGAGACGTTATATTACTTACACGACACCATTATAATATTAAATAAAAACCTTGAATAAATGGAGAATTATGGATATAATTGTATATGATGATTGTATAGACGTTATGGCGAAAATGTCAGATCTTAGTGTAGATATGATTTTGACTGATATACCCTATGGAATAGGAAACAAAAAATCTCATGGATTACGTATATTAGATAAAGGAAAAGCAGATATTGTTACATTTGATCTTGGGATATTTGTTGACGAATGTATACGATTGGCAAAAGGTAGTATTTATATTTTTTGTTGGATAACACAGTTAAGTTTTATCGCCCAAAAATTTATTGATAAAGGATTAATTATTCGACAAGGAATATGGGAAAAAACAAATCCTTCTCCTATGAATGGTCAGCATCTTTGGTTGTCTGCTGTAGAGAATTGTATGTTTGCACGAAAAAAGAATGCAACATTTAATCAACATTGTAAAAGTGCCGTATGGAAATTTCCGACAAAACAAAGTAAATTACATCCAACAGAAAAACCACAGAAATTATTAGAGTATTTAATACAAAGTTCATCAAATGAAGGTGATAGAATTTTAGATCCTTGTGCTGGATCTGGTAGTACAGGTGTTGCATGTAGGAATCTTGGTAGACATTTTGTTCTTATTGAAAAAGAACAAGAATATTGTGAAGTAATAAGTAAACGATTGCAACAAGAATATATTGATGGAAAGGATCTACATGTCTTATAGTCGTGAAGAAGTCTATAATGAAACTATTAAATATTTTAATCAAGACATCCTTGCTTCTGAAGTATGGATGAATAAATATGCACTACGAAATAAAGAAGGTCAGTATTTAGAAAACTCTCCATTGATGATGCATCAGAGACTTGCACGTGAATTTGCTCGGATAGAACTTAAATATGATAATCCAATAAGTGAAGAATCTATTTTATCATTTTTTACAGATTGGAGTATTATTCCACAAGGGAGTGTTATGTATGGTGCGGGTAATCCTTTTACGACTGTTTCTCTTAGTAATTGTACTGTGCTTGGCTCTGATACTGATTCCTATGCTGGTATATTAGATCTTGATCAACAAGTCGTGCAATCGGCTAAACGTCGAATGGGATATGGATTAGATATTTCTTTTCTTCGGCCAAAAGGATCATCTGTAAATAATGCTGCACAAACATCTACAGGTGCAGTATCGTTCATGGAACGTTTTTCCAATAGCACACGTGAATGTGCTCAAGAAGGAAGGAGAGGAGCATGTCTTATTTCTTTAGATGTTCGTCATCCTGATATCTATGATTTTGTCACTATAAAAAATGACAGAACAAAAGTGACTGGTGCAAACATTAGTATAAAAATACGTGATGATTTTATTCATGCAGTACAACATGATACAGATTATATTTTACGTTATCCTAGTGACTACAATTTCTATGAACATGATATGAATGATGAAGGAGATAAGATACGAATTGCACCATATAATACTCTTGAACCTACTTCTTTTGGATATGTAAAGAAAATTAAGGCCAAGGAATTATGGGATTTAATAATTAAAAATGCAAGAGAACATAGTGAACCAGGATTATTTTTATGGGATAGGATGTTAAATTATGATCCTGCTAGTGTGTATCCTTCTCTTACTCCTGTTAGCACTAATGCTTGTGGAGAAATCCCACAAGCAGTAGGTGATACATGTCGATTGATTGTATTGAATCTCCTAAAATGTGTTGATTATCCTTTTACAAAACAAGCAACATTTAATTTTAGTCGATTAGAACAATTAGCAGGTTTACAATTACGGTTAGGTGATGATTTAGTTGATTTAGAAATAGAAGCCGTAGACAAAATAATTGCAAAAGTTGCTGATGATCCAGGTCCATATTATTTGAAGGAATGTGAATTACGTTTATGGAAACGTATAAAAGAACAAGCAATTAATGGTAGACGATGTGGTTGTGGTTTAACAGGTTTAGGTGATACTTTTGCAGCATTGAATATACCCTATGGATCTGTACAAGCATTAGATTTAGTAGAAAAAATTATGTATATGAAAATGCGAGTAGAGTTAGAAGAATCTATAACACTTGCAAAAGAACGTGGACCTTTTGCATTTTTTAATTTTGAATTAGAATTTGATGATAACCTTCAAGGACAAAATCCTTTTTATGAAATGATACGTACTGAATATTCATGGTTGTTAAAACATCTACAAATGTATGGAAGGAGGAACGTAAACTGGAGTTGTGTAGCTCCTACAGGATCTGTGTCTATTTTGACAGGAACAACTTCTGGAATAGAACCATTATTTAAACCATATTATTTGCGCCGAAGAAAAGTAGAACATACAAATGAAGATTTTATAGATCAAAATGGCGATAAATGGCAAGAATATTTTGTGCTTCATCCACAGTTTAAAAAATGGATTGATGAAACACATGGTTATGTAGAGGAAAGTAATAAATTAACTCAAGACGAATTAAATTATTTATATACCCTTTCTCCATGGTATGGTTCAAATGCAGAAGAAATAAGTTCATATAATAGAATCCGTATACAATCTATAGTTCAACATTATACAACATCTGCAATTTCTTCTACATTGAATTTGCCTGAAGATGTTACAGAACAACAAGTATCAGATATTTACCTTCAGTCATGGGCATTAGGATTAAAAGGAGTAACAATTTATAGGGCAAATTCTCGTACAGGAGTTCTTATAGATATGAATAAACACCAAAAATCTGTGACGTTTGAAAAACGTCCAGAAATATTACAAGCAAAATTACTTACATTTTGGAATGAAGGAAAAAGATGGTTAGGTGTTATTGGATTAAAAAATGATCAACCATATGAATTGTTTGCAGGTGAATTTTCCGAATTGATCCCCATTGATACGGATAAACCTGCTACTATTAAAAAGGTAAAAGAACCAGATACGCATAATCAATATTGGCTTTCATATTATACAGATACTACACAACGATCATTGCTTTTAAATAATCTTGGTGAGAATATTTACGGTAACTATGCACGTTTAATAAGTGGTTTGTTACGACATCAAATGCCCATTAATTATGTTGTATCTGTTTTAGAAAAATTGCGATTAGAAGGAAACAGCATTCATACATGGAGAAATGGCGTTATACGATTGTTAAAATATTATGTAACAGATGGAGTATCTACTGGATCTCTTTGTAAAGAATGTGGTGGACAAATGGTGTATCAAGAAGGATGCAAACGTTGTCTACAGTGTTTAACAACGTTATGTGGGTGATATGTGGGTAACTGGTTCTTTTGACTGTGGTGTGTAATAACGTCAACATTTGTTGTATGGTTATTTATTTGGGGAGTTTTTATCTATTGACAAAAAGGTTCTTTAGGTGTATACTTATATAATGGATAAAAAGAGCAAGGATGCTTCTATTAAATAATTTAATTACATGAGAATAAAATAAGTATGCTCATTGAAGAAATCTGGCAAGACATACTTGGGTTTGTGGGATTCTACCAGATAAGTAATTATGGTAGAGCCAAGAGCTTAGAAAGATGTGATAGTAAAGGTAGGCAATTAAAAGAAAAAATATTGAAGCCTAAAATAGATAGGAATGGGTATTTTTATGTTAGATTATCTAAAAATGGTAAATGGAAAAATTTTAGTATATCTCGTTTAGTGGCTTTACATTTTATTCCAAATCCAGAAAATAAAAAGGAAGTAAATCATTTTGATGGCAATAAATCTAATAACCATGAATTAAATTTACAATGGTGTACAAGATCTGAAAATTGTTTACATGCTTATAAATTCAGATTAAAAGATTATAAAGAAGAAAATAATCCAAATTCAAAATTAAATTGGGGTCAAGTAAATATAATACGGGCAATGTTAAATGAAAAAAATGAAAAAGGTACAAAGAAATATACCCAAAAAAACATTGCTGACATTTTTAATGTATCGTCACATTTAATTCAGAAAATTAAATTAAATAAAATATGGAAATACACCTAAGAATTATGAGGTAATTATGAAAAAGCCAGAAGGGAGAGAAGTAATAATCTATAACGCAAAACAAATACTCGATTATATAGAGGAAAAATATAAATTTAATTATTATGACTATGTATTCCATATCATAGTCAATGCAATGTTATTTCCTATACGTGGTGCAATTACTCTTACACAAAAAGACATACCTATATTAGAAAAAAATATTGTAGAAACAGGAGATCCAGAAATAAAAACAAAGTTATTCATTGTTCGTGATTATATGACAACTATTTTAGATGAGTTTAACATTAATGGGGAGGTATGGCTTAGTAATGATATCAACCCTGATTAAAAAATTTATTGATAATGATGGCAAAGAAATACAACCTGAAGATTTTATTTTATATGTTACCGAAACAAAAGCCACAGTATATAAAGTTTTAAAGTTTGATTTGCCTTATGTACATTTGCTTTCTTTAACGTCAGGGAATTTAGTTATTCGACTTGATCATGAATTAGAACCATGTTATCTTATAACAGATAAAATTAATTTTCATTATAGAGGTACATAATGCTCTGGATACTCCTTTTATTATGGTTGTTTATTATTATCCTTATATCTTCTACGTCATTGATCTCTGCTTTATTTAGAGAAGTAGAAGTAGATAAAACGAATCTTCAAGTTATTATTCAAAGATATAGAGATGAACAGGGTTTTCTATACTTACTTTGGATGTGGATAAGTATAGCTTGTTGGCTTGTACTTTTCACAATTGTTGATTTTGTTAAACTTATAATGCGTCTAATTAAATCATAGGAGATATACAGTGTCAGGTGTCTGTACATTAGCACAGATAACAGAAATTGAAAAACACCCTAATGCTGATAGATTACAGGTTGCTACAGTATTAGGAGAGAAAGTTATTGTAGGACTTGATGCAAAGATAGGGAACTACGTATTATATTTTGATTGTGATTGTCAACTCTCACAAGAATTTTGTGATGCAAATGATTTAATTGCGCGATATGACACTACAGGAATAAAAATAGGTGGTGGATATTTTGATACAAAAAGACGTGTACGAGCACAAAGTTTTCGTGGTATAAAATCTAATGGATTTGTGTGTCCATTAAATTATTTAAGTTATTGCAAGGGTGATGAAATACTACAAACAGCACAAGTAGGATATCAGTTTATTTCCATTAATGGTTCTGAAATTTGTAGTCGATATATTGTACCAGTAAGACAACATTCTATATCCGGTAAACAAAAAGCTATACGTAAGGCACAAGTACCTACATTTTTAGAACATGTAGACACAGATCATATACGATATCATTTAAGTCAGATGCTTGTTCCAGGTGACAGGATCTACGTTACTGCAAAAGTCCATGGTACAAGTGGTAGACTCCATAGAGGCATCAATCGTACACCATATGCAAATAAATGGTTAAATCGTATCTCATGGATGTTTAAACCACGATATGAACATTGGGTAGGTTCTCGGAGAGTCATTAAAGGAACCACAGAAGCCCATCAGAATAGGCGTTTTTTGGGTTACAAGTTGCCCTTCCTTGCATTATTTTTCTCAGGTAGGGGTAACACAAGGGGTTACTATTCTGATGAATCTTTTCGTTTTGATGATGTGCAAAATATAAAACTTCATAAAGGAGAAACAATCTATTATGAACATGTAGGTTTTATAACTGCCTATCAACCTATTATGCCTGGAGTAGACTTAAAAAAATTGCCCAAGGATATACAAAAACAATATAAACCAAATACTGATGAACCAGATAAGTTACATTTTAAATATGGTTGTTTTCCGTATCAACGTAAATTACTTGTGTATAGAATTACCTGGACAAATGAAGATGGTGAAGTGTATGAATTACCATGGTCTTTGATAAAGAAAAGATGTGGTGAACTCCAATTAGATCATGTTGTAGATATTGCATCCTTACATATGAGCGATTATATACGAGTAGGAGATTTACCTTTTGTTCAATTATTAGCTACGTATACAGAACGTCCAGATCCTTTAGATAGTTCTCATTATATGGAAGGTGTAGTTTTTCGAGTAGAACGAGAAAACGGTTCTACATATTTCTGGAAGTATAAATCTCATACCTTTCTTGTTGGAGAAGGTTTAGTAAAAGATTCAGGACAAGTAGATATAGAAGAACAACAATCTCAAGGAACATAAAAATGCTATGGGAGATAATGACTGCTATACAATATATGTGTTTAGGTTTTGTGATAGCATTGTTATATGTGTGGTATAAATGATAGTAGCAGGTATAGATCCATCTACACATACAGGAGTAGTTATTATAAATGAAAAATTAGAAATCCTGTATTCTAAACTTTATAATGTAGAACAAAAAGGATTATTAGGAGCACAAGTGCTCGGAAATAAATGTAAACGTATTGTAAGAGATTATGAAGTGACTTCCGTATTTATAGAAGGAATTTCATGGGGATCACAAAATAAGAATGTCCTAGAAATGCTTGCTGTAATCAATATTTTATTGCGACATTATTTATTTAATGTCTGTTCAGTGTATGTAGTTCCACCATTGACTATGAAGAAATTTATCACGGGCAATGGAAAAGCTACAAAAAAAGATATAGCAATGGGACTAAAAACAACATGGAATTTGTTTTTATCTAATGAACACCTACGAGATGCTTTGGGGTTAGCTATAACAGGAGTGTATTACTTGAATAATTTAAATAGTCCATGGGGTTATAAACTACAAAATAAAATACGGAGAGTACAATGATTCTTAATAATGAGAAAAATAATCATTTGCAATTAACATCTTATAATTATAAAATCTATGATTGGGTAGATATTGAAGAACTTTTAAATAAACATGGGTTATCTTTTTGGATTGATGAAGGTGATTATTATTTTAATATTCGGGCATGGTTTCATGAAAATAATTATTGGAGTGACATTCTTTTAGTTAGTGATTGGAAAATTGAATATTACACATTTAATGAAACGAGAGAAGATCAGTATGTAAAAAAAGTATTAGAAAAAATATGTGAATTAATGGAAGAATGTTATATATTTATGGAAACATAAATATGGAAGATATATCAACATTAGAAAACAAAATAAAATTAGGGGCATACTTATGGGATGTTAGAAGAAAAGGAAAATATAAAAATAATTTTATAAATTTTCGGAAATATTTAAAACAAGAACATGCATATATTTCTCCAACAGAAGCTATACATTACATTGATTTATATGTAATGTGTGCTTATAATAATATAACACTTCAAAATATACAAGGTATATCATGGAAACGTATTAAATTATTTTTGAAAAAAATAACAAAAGAGAATAAAGATGCTATGTTAAAAGCCGCTAAAGAAATGTCAGAGGAAGAATATGAAGATTATATTTTTCCTAATAGAAAAATTTTTATGGGTAAAAATATAATAATACATATTCCTGCACATAAATATGCCTTATTATATAAAAAATTTCATGATGTAAAAGATCTTCATAAATTTGCATATATGTATGAAGTATTAGAGTTTCTTTTAAAAGAGGATAAAGATGTATATTATAAAAATGAAAAATTAACTAATTTATTAGATCAGATGTCATTAGATGATATATTAGAATATGTTACAAAAAAATATCCACATACATTAATTGAAGTGACTGAATTAGAAGGGTAAGATATATGCCTGAGTATATCACAGGGGAAATGTTTACAGAACTTGGATATGCTGATTTGTTTTTAGTAACAGCAAATTCTTTCATTAAACAGAATGGATCATTAGTCATGGGAGCAGGAGCAGCAGGGAAGTTAACGAAGCTCTATCCTCATATTCCTTTTGAAGCAGGTCAATTAGTACGTGAGGTATGTGGGCATTTGGGGGTATATGGTGTTTTAGTTCTTACAGAATTGAAAGGAAAACATGTAGGTATTTTCCAAACAAAGAAAAATTATATGCAACCATCAAGTGTAGCTCTTATTGCATATTCATGTGAACTTCTTTGTAAACTTGCTGCACATTATAATCGTGTTGTTGTGAATTTTCCTGGTATCGGATACGGGTTACTGGAGAAAGATCTTGTACAAGTATATACAGATACATTACCAAATAATGTATATATTTATGAATCATTAAATGGTGTGAAAATGGTAAATGCTTTAAATAAAAGGAAAGTTTCATGAGGAATAATGGACAAATATGTGTTGAATTACAGGAAGTTATGGGTTCAGACAGGGCGATTGCCGAAAGTGCATGGACAAGTAGTACAACACTTCAAGGAAAAGAAAAACGAACAGATGAAGATGTGATACGGATTGTAAAAATGCTCATTGATCATAAACATCATTCTCCATTAGAAGCTGTTGTATTTCGATTTTGGATCAAAATGCCGATATTTACTGATAGACAACATATGACACATAGGATTGCATCTCATAATGGTATGAGTGGGAGATATCGTACCATGCCTGAAGAATGGTATCATGTACCTTCAGATGTGCAAGAGATTCTTTTGTCATGTTATGAAGATTTATTAATGGATGATTATGAGAACTTGTGTGAACAATCGCATAATGTATATAGAACGGCATTAAATAATTTAAAGGAACAAGAAAAATTAGGGCATATAACAAATGCCGAATATAAAAGAGTACGAGAATTTTATAGAGGCATATTACCTCAGTCAAGTATGACTGAGAGAGTTACTATTATGAACCTACGATCATTTGCTAATTATCAAAAACTCCGAAATAGTGAACATGCACAACCAGAAATTAAGACAGTTGCTCAATTAATGTTAGCAGAAGTAGAAGATAAAAATATGTGTCCAGTGGCAATACACACTTTAAAAGAAAAACATTGGGAACTATAATGAGTAAAGTACAATGTTTAGAATGTGGTGAAATTTTAGAATCAAAATATCGACATGATTTTCAACAATGTTCATGTCCTAATCAGACCTTTGTTGATGGAGGATCTGCCTATATACGTTGTGGTGGGGTTGATTTAAATAAAATTAAAGTATTAAGTGGGAATAATAAATATGATGACGATAATGGAGTTTAAAGGTAAGTATAAATTTTTATCAAATTTTTTTCTCTGTAAAGTTGAATATGAAGATAAAATATATAAATCAGCCGAACACGCATATCAAGCATCAAAAACAGATGATGAATATTGGAGCACTATAATTGCTGAAGCAGATACGCCAAATAAAGCAAAACAATGTGGAAAAAAATGTCCATATATTCGTGAAGATTGGGATGAAGTAAAAATAAATATTATGAAAAAAATTGTGTATAACAAGTTCATGCATAATGATAAATTGAAACAACAGTTAATTGCAACATCTCCTTCAAAACTCATTGAAGGAAATTACTGGCATGATAATTGGTGGGGTAGTTGTTTTTGTCAAAAATGTAAAAATATACAGGGAAGTAATATGTTAGGGTTAATTCTTATGGATATTAGGGAACAAAGTATTACTAAAGGATAAGTATATGAAAAGAAATATGTGGTTTGTAGGTATTTTTATAGGTTTATTGTTAGGTGGATGTGTTGCTGCTGTAGATCCGTATGGAAATGTCTCTGTAACCCCTGCTCCTGTGACAATTACAACGCCACCTGTGTATATACAGCCATCTCCACCTGTCTATGTGACACCACCTAGTTATCGTTATAGACGATGTTATTCGTATCGACAAAGACAATATGATAGATACGGTAATTGGTATGGTTATCGAACCTATAGGAGATGTAACTAATGAGACTTTATGATGTATATGGAGAAAAAGGATGTCAAATAAAAGTTGGTGAACGTGCTATGTTATGTTATGTACCAGGAAATACAGTGCTTATTCCTGATGGAGTGTACGTATGTCATGAAGGATTAGTGGTAATCCATAATGGAATTTTTGTATGTGAATTAGATGATTTATATACGAAATGGGGTGATAAATTAGATAAGTGTGTTATTTTGGATAGTATAAAACCTGATAATAAAAATGATGAAGAACCTTTTACTAATGGGGTATAATATGATGCTTACTGTTACAATGATTTTAGCAATTCTTGCTTTAATATTAGCAGCTTTGGCTGGTGCTAATTGGGTTCCTTTATGGGTATCTGTAGTATTATTAGCGGTACTACAATTACTTCAACATGTACCACGATAGGAAAAATTAAATTATTTAATGATGGAATGAGCACCTTGAAAAAGGTGCTTAAAGGGAATACAATGATATTCAAATATTATGAAGCAATTGTAAGTGGTGGTGACGAACATCAACTTCAATTAAGTCCTACAAATTATGTTGTCTATGCTGTTGGTGAAGATTTAATGGAATGTACAGATAATGTTATTGTATATCTTCATACGTTGAACAGACATTTTCCAGATAGATATGCTTTTACACCATATAGTTATGAAGGTGGTGTATGTGCAAGATATTATCGTTTCCCACCAAAACCTAATGTTGATTTAACATTGGGATTTTATGCAGCAGAACCACATGGATCTACTGACAGCCATTGGATGCACCAATGTATGCAAAATTAAGTAAAGGAGATACACATGTATATAGTTACTGTTCGAGAAACAATTGAAACAGCTTTTACATTGGATTGTGACTCAGAAGATCAAGCAAAAAGTGTAGTAATGCAATATCTTGATGGACATTATATGGACAGTGGTCCTTTTATAGATAAGGAAGAAGTCTATACAAATGCCGTAGAAATACTTTCAGTAAAGGAAGAAGAACATGAAAATGAATCTCCGTAAAATTTTGTTATGTAGTATGTTAGGATTATTTTTATCCGTTGGTGTACCTTCTATAATTGATTCTGTGGAAGCCCATGGAGGTCATTCAGATTGGCGTGGACGTGAACATCATAGACGTGAACATCATCAACGTGAACATCGTAGACATCGTAATAAGCATCGTAGAGAAAGACAACGTATATATCGTGGTGGACAATACATATATATACAACCACCTGTTGTATATACTCCAGCAAGACGTTGTGTAAATAGACAAGTACAATGGTGTCATCCACATTATAGATGGGAAAGAAGGTGTTATTAATGTCTAAACCACAATTAAAGACTTTAAGCTATTATGATATAGATGAGGTTTTAGCTTATCTTGAAGAAAAATATGGTGCAGATACAATTGAATCAGTACAAGAGATACTTGATTATTTTGATTATGAATTGCCTACTGTCACATTTATTACGTATGAAGATAAACATAAACTCTATTATATGGCTCCAATTTTTGTAGAGAAAAAAGAGAAAGAATTTGCTATACTTACAGAAGAATTTGGACCAGATTTTAATTTAAATATTGGAGATTGATATATGTCTGTAAGTAAAAAAGAAATATGGAAAGATATTATTGGATATGAGAATTATTATCAAATAAGTAATTATGGAAATGTAAAAAGTTTAGAACGTTCTTTTCATTTAGGAGGAATAAGAAAAGAAAAAATTTTAAAATTCAGTATAAATACAAGTGGATATTTTCAGGTTACATTACAAAAAAATGGAGAAAAGAAAAATTATCTTGTACACAAATTAGTAGCATTGCATTTTATACCTAATCCAGATAATAAATCTGAAATAAACCATAAAGACGGAAACAAATTAAATAATTTAATTAATAATTTAGAATGGTGTACAAGATCTGAAAATGCTTTACATGCTTTTCAATTAGGTTTAAGAAATAATAAAGAAGAAAAAAGTCCAAATAGGAAATTAAATATTCAACAAGTTTTTGAAATACGAGAATTATTAAATAAAAAAATTCCACATAAAATAATTGCAGAAAAATATAAAGTTAGTCATCATTGTATAGCTAATATAAATACAAAACGTACATGGAAATTTTAGGAGGAATTTTAATGTTATTAAATGATAAAATGATTTGTGAGTATGTAAAAAACTATAATATGATTAATCCTTTTATTGATCATAAAGTAAAATCTGTCTTGAGTTATGGTCTTGATCCTGCTGGATATGTTATAACTTTACAGCCACATTTTTTGGTATTTTGCCCAACAAAAGATTATATAATTGATTCATTACAACAAGATAATATGGATAATTATTATCTTATTGAAAATGATTATGTACATATTCCTCCATATGGACGTATATTAGGATTAGCTACAGAACGTTTGAAGTTACCTCTTAATGTGAGTGCTGAATGTTGGGGAAAATCATCTCTTGCTCGTATAGGAATAGTACCTCATATTACACCTATTGAAGCAGGATATGAAGGGAATTTAACTATTGAAGTATCTAACTTTAACTCCTGTGGTGTAAAGTTATATGCTGGTGTTGGTATTGCTCAAGTACGTTTTCATTTACATGAGACTGTAGGAACAGCATATCAAGGAAAATATCAAGGCGCAAGTAACATAGAACTTAACAAATATCATGTTGAGGAGCATATATGAAATTATATATGAATCATAATAATTTAACATGTGCATATTATAATAAAACTCAAGAGGAATTAATGTTAGGGTTTTATGGAAATTTCCCCTACGTGCATTATAATAATGATGCAGCTACTAATTTATTAGAGCGCACATTGATTGGTATTACGGAAATACCAGAAGAAGAAGAAAATCATATTATTTATCATCATCCATTAGAAGTGTTAATAATTAACCGAATTGATTTAGCTGCTGCTGATCAACTTGACAATACATTACGAATATGGTTTAATAGTGGAAACGATTTTCTTGAAATTCATTCACCAAGAGCAGAAGAAATGTTTGAAAGGATCAAAACGTCAATATGAAGAAATTTAGAAAAAACACAGATGAGGGTCATAAACAACTTAAAATGGAACCCTTAAAGAAAGAAAAGTATAAATATCAACAATTTCTTTCTGAAGAAGAAAAACTTGACTTAAATCAACGAAATGGATATAATTTTTACAGAGATAAATCTCTTATAAAGGATATAGAAGATGCCTAAATTTGAAGTAGTATTGCATACCAAGTCTATTTTTGTTGTTGAAGCTGCTACAAGGGGTGAAGCATTGCGTGTTTGTGTAGAAGGTGGTATTGTTCCGCGTAGACAAACAACAGAAAATTTTGAAGTATCACAAGCAGGTACATTTGCTTATGTTGATAATATGAAAGACAGTGATGATACTGTAGCTGTATGAGAATTAAATAATTTAATCGGGCTGTCAAGAGCAGCCCATGTAAAATTTTATCTGAAAGATAATCTATGGGTGATTATTATTTCATTTTTCTTGTTTCTCTTGGTATATTTACTCTTTTAGGTACATTTATCTGTGCTATTGTTTTGTTAATAATTTTATTTTTTGGGCGTAATAAAAATGAAAAGCATGATGGAAGTGTTTGTGATTAATTGTATTGTCTATGTAGTATTTGGTTGTATAGTTACTGGCATGATTTGTTTATTTATGTGGTATTATTTCAGGAGGAATAAATGAGAATAGGGTTAATGGGTGTATCTGCATGTGGTAAAACAACATTAGCATTATATTTGACACACAATAAAATAGTTGATGTGTCATTTTTACCAAGTTGTGCAAGAAAAATTGCAGCAGAACATGGTTTTCAATCAAATGAAGATTTTATGAATGCATCAGTGGGTGATGTATATGCATGTCAAGATCGTATGTTTACGTATAGAATGGAGCAAGAACAATATTTAAAAGAATTTGTATCAGATCGAACTTTACTTGATATTTTTATTCACACAATATTTCGTTGTCCATCAATGGTATCAGAATTTATGTATAAAACATACCAACGACAAGTATATACATCATTAAAAACATATGATTATTTATTTTATTTAGAATCTCCACCTATTATAAAAGATGATGATCCACTTCGTATTACAGATCAATCAATTATTTATGTACTGCAAATATTATATTATGACTATATAATTATGTTTAATAATAAAGCGGTACAAGGTAAAAACAAACCCATATATTATCTACCATGGGACACCTTAGAAAATCGTGTAGAAAAAGTACAAGCGATACTAGGAGATCAAGAGGAAAAGTAACATGTTAAAAACTCGTTTTTTCTATAAAAGTACGGATGAAAAATATAAAGAATTACCAGAACAAATCCATAAAGAAGTCTATGGAAATAAGGCAACAAATCTTTTTGGATTAAAGTCTATAGAGGATATCAATGTTCCTTTCTTTGTTGTTTTGCCGACAAATTTTTGCCGACTCTATAGAAAAGATAAAGTACAAGCAGAATTAAGACTTGTTGATGTTATTAAACAAGTCTTAGTACCACAATTTGGAAAAAAATTAGTATCTGTCAGATCTGGTGCTCCGTATTCTATGCCTGGACTTATGAGTACCATTCTTAATGTTGGATTAACAGTACAGAATTTTAAAGAATGGATGGAAAAATTAGGACAAGAAGCAGCATTTAATTCTCTTTTCCGTTTTCGGAAAATGTTTGGTGAGACAGTTTTAGGATTGACATTACATAGTACCTATGTATTTAATGATCCTGTACAATCATTAAAAAATATAAAAGCCGAATATGAAGCACTTCAACAAAAAACTCCAGAGATGTTAGATCTAGGGAGTCAATTATTTTATGCTATAAAAGCTATATGGGAAAGTTGGGATTCTCCAGAAGCAGAAGCCTATAGAAAATTTAATCATTTAAAAGATGTAGGTACAGGTGTAATTATTCAAGAAATGGTGTTTGGCAACACCTTCAGAGGTTCTACAGGTGTCATGTTTTCTTCTAATCTTGAAACAGGTGCAGATAGAATACAAGGAGAGTACATTTTTAATGCTCAAGGAGAAGATATTGTTTCAGGCCATGAGACACCTTTAAATATTGATACACTTTTAGAAACAGGATTTGAAGCATTATATAAACTTCTTGAAAAAAATGCCAAAAAAATAGAAAACCATTACAAATATCCACAAGATATTGAATGGACATTATATAATAAAAGATTGTATTTCTTACAAACACGTGATGCAAAAATTCCATCAAGTACAAAAATAACAATGTTGTATGAAAACCTTATTCTCCAAAAGAATCATATTCCATTAAAGCATTTAACTCTCCAAGATTTTATGTTAGATGTAAACAAACTCAGTATATCAAAAGATACACCATTTTTTAATGGTAAAAGTGCATGTAATGGTGTAGCTATTGGGACATTAACATTTGATATAGACAAATGTACAGAGAACTCTATCTACTGTACAGAATATACCACAACAGAAATGATTCCTGCTCTCTTAAAATGTAAAGGAATTATTGCTCTTACAGGTGGTATAACATCTCATGCAGCAGTATTAGCAAGAAGTTTACAAAAGCCATGTTTATTAAATTTAGAAGCAGAATATAATGCCGAAAAAAATACATTGAGTACAAATGATTTATGTTTACTTGAAGGTGACACAATTTCTTTAGATAGTACCAATGGAAAATTATATAAAGGAAAAGGGAAAATTGTAAAAGATACTGTATTATTAAAAAAAATAGATTCAATATGGACATTTATTTTTTCGTATTTCAAAGATCCATTAGTAATAACAAATCCATATATACCATTAGAAATGATAGGGAAAAATGTTTTATTAGATCCTTCATGGTTTATGTTTCCTTATGAAGAATTTTGTAAAAAAATAAAACCATTACAAAAAACGATACGGACATATTATGTTCATAGATCAAATAATATTCATCCATATTATTTAAAATTTGTTAATGAAGAAATTGTTGACAAACACTTAGAGAACTATTATAATTTATTAGGAGCACATGATATTACACATGTAGAAAAAGGAATATTTACTCATGAAGAATTATTACGGGCAATGATAGCAACAATAATTTAATAAAGGAATAATATATGTCTCATACATTTGGAACACTAGGTATCTGTTTACCTGTTAATGATTCTTTTTTCGTAGGAGATGTAAAATTTACTGTAACAGAGATACGACATAATTGGGTGAAAAAGCACTATACATGTGCTTTAACATATGCTGCTCAAGAAAAAGAAGGAGTTATAATACTCAAACAAAATCATGAGTTACCATTTTATAGTGAGTTACTGTCACCTGTATTTATGTGGATAGGCAAAAGAACAACTTCTTCTATTGCACACGTGTTCATTAGCGCATATAAGAACGTTCCCATTAGGAGAGAGAATTATGTTTAACCTGATTAAATTCTTTAATGGTTTCTTTCATCGCCCAACACAAGAACCAATATATACAGAAGAAATCAAATGTGTTCCTTCATTTGATAATCTTCATTTATTTTCATCGAAAGGGATTATTATTGATGCTCCAGATCCTTACGTTATTATTGCTGGACCTTTTTATAAAAAGCCGAGTAACATAAGAGGATTATGTTTAGATGAAGAATTTTATACAATAAATAATGCAACAAATGATTGGTTATTTCCTATACCAGATTTTCAAGTACCAAAAGATAAGAGTGCTTTTAGACAGATTTTGGTAGACGTGTATCGTCATGCCAAAAAAGAAAAGATTGTTTATATAGGATGTAAAGGAGGATTTGGAAGAACAGGTATGGCTATTGCGTGTTTACTCAAGATGCATGGCAGTAAAAATCCTGTAAAAGAAGTTAGATTATTATATGATAAAAGAGCGGTTGAAACACCAGAACAAGAATCGTTTGTAACGAGATTTTAAGGAAACAAATCATGCCAATTATAGACTTGTATGTATCACCTGTACGCAAACCCTTCATGTACCCTGTTCTGGCAGAACGTTTATATGATTGGTATGATTTGTATAGTAAACATAAACGTTCTCCAGAAGCAGATATGTTTGCTTTTTATTATCTCAATCAATCTGTAAATGCTCTTGAAGGGTTATATGGGTTATATGGAAATCTCCAAGAAAAACAAGTTATTGTAGATGACTATATTACAACGACACTTGATGTAGCAGAGCATATTGTTGTGTATCTTCTTTTTATATGTTTACGAGAAACACGACATGCATATAATAAAAATCCTAATTTTAAACATTGGGCAAATTTACCAGAAAATAAAGAGACAGCAGCAGTAGTAATGTCTTTACGAAATACGGGACCTTTAAAAAGTATAGAGCAAGCTGTAAAATTTCTCCAAAAATCACAGTTGTCATTATGTACAATGCTTGAATCAATTTCTAAGTTATTTGTGTCAGGATGTTTTGGAATGTCATGTGGTGGAAAAAATTGGAAAGTTATTACAGATTTTACCTTAGATTATTTCAAAGGAAAACTCACAACAGAAATGTTTGTTGATTTGTGTTTTAACTTAGAGCACAATACCTCTGATATTTTTAATAAAGGCATTGTATTTACTGATAGTAGACCGTTTTTTAAGGCATTATTGGACATACAACATGAAGGAAAATTACCTGTTCTTATAAAATATGCCGAGAACATATTTAAAAATTTAAATCAAAAAAAGGTTTATGAAGCTCTTGTAGAATATGAAACAATATTTCCGTTAGCTTCAGAGAATGAAGAATATCATTTGTTGAAGTACAACATACTTAAAGAGTTTATTTCCATTAATACAAGTCATAAAACGGTATTTCTCAAATTTCCTATAGCAAACGAGGTTTTCATTGAGAAAAGAAAAATGTAAACATCCAGTTCTTATGATAAATGATACTTCGGTATATGGTGGTTCTATTTTTGATATACCGAAAAATGTTGCAGATCATTATTTTCTTTTAGATGGAGGTATTAAAACCAGTAATACCTCCTATGTTACCGTACATCATATACCAAATTGGGGAGTACCAAAGGATATCCATTCATTCAATCAATGTTTAGAAAAAGCTGCAATATTTGTCAATGAAGGATGTCCTATATTTGTTGGATGTTTAGGTGGACATGGGAGAACAGGATTATTTTTATCTATTCTTTTATTTCAGTTGACAAAAGACAGGTTGAGTTTGTATAATTTAAGAGAACAATATTGCTACAAAGCCGTAGAGACAACTACACAATATAAATTTCTCATGGACTATGGTTTAGAAATTTATGCATTAGATTATAAGCGAGTAAAAGAAAAAGAAGAACAACGGAGAACATATGGAAAAAAGCCCACATAAAATGTATGATATTGTTTTAGGAAAGACTGGATCAAAATATATACTTATCGCTCAAAGTGCAGAATTAGATATCACAGTACGTATAACACCTGTGAATGTTACTTTTCATGCATATATACATGATACAGAAAATGAAAATATTAAAAAATATATAGAAAAATTGGGATTTAATTATAATATTCAATATTGGTCAGGACGATTTATGGTAGGAACAAAATTAAATAAATTAATTGTTATCGGAGGTATTTTATATGCATTGACAGATGTTGTACAATGGACAACTCCTTGGCCTGATTCAAAGTTATTATTTAGTGTATAAGGGTTAGATTATGTTTACTATATGGGGTTCTTCATTAGAAGGGTATTTATCATTCTTTAAAGGATTTGATTATCAGTTATATGATAAAGGTTCAGTACCTACTGATGGTTTGATATTGGCATTAGGAAATCCAGCTTTACAAGTCCTAAAAGATGAAGGATTGATTGCCAAGAATAGAACACTTGCATCATTACAAGATGATATTTATGCATATGAGAATGCCTTTATATTGCCTACATATCATCCAGAGGAAATAGAAGAAGATTATACAAAAAACTTCGATTTGATATGGCGACTAAAACAAATAGCTCGGTATGAAACAACAGGAACTTTTAATGTTGAATTACCGCCTATGTCATGGGTATCAGATCTTCAAGAATTATATAAACATGCTAGTCAAAACAAATGGGTAGCATTTGATATAGAGACACAAGGTTCAGATCCTTTTAATGCAAACAACTATATCATTTGTTTCACATTTTCCTCTGGAGAATATTCGTGTGGAGTGTACATTAACGGTCAATTACCAAAGAAAATTCATGAACAATTAACGTTCATATTAAATAATTTACTTTGGAAAGTAGAAGGTGCAAATCTCAAGTATGATTTGTTATGGTTAAAAGTAAAATATGGAATCACGTGTATAAATTTTGCATGTGATACGACACTTATAGGTTCATTACTTGATGAAAATAGATCGAATAGTCTCACATTACATTCTCGTATTTTTACTCCATGGGGAGGATATGATAGTCAACTCAATAAAAAATATGATAAGAATAATATGGCAGAAGTGCCAATAGAGGAATTAGGTCCTTATGCTATAGGTGATGCCATAGCAGAATACAAAGTAGGTGAAATATTTCGGCAACAATTAAAAGAAGAAGAACTTAAAATACGTAAAGTTCATAGGAGAGTTGGTCCCATGAACTTTTATCAAAAGCTACTCCATCCTATTGCCCGTACTTTTGAAGATATAGAGTACAGAGGTATTCATGTTGATCTCGAATATCTAAATGCTTTAGAAATGGAAGTTGCATATGAAATATCTGAAGTGTCACAGAAAGCATTACAATTAATACCAAAATCTCTCCAAAGAAAATATGCAGATAACTTGAGTATTACACGTGCTTCTTTGTTACAAGATTATCTGTTTACTCCTGAAGGATTAAATTTAGAACCATTTGTTGTAACACCAAAATCAAATAAACCATCTACGTCATATAAAGATCATTTATATCAATTTAAAACACATCCAAAAGCAGGTAAATTTATTGAGTATCTTAAACGATATAGTGAATTGAATAAGATACTTAGTACCTATATTGTAGGATTCAAAACCCATATACGAGAAGATGGTAAATTCCATCCATCAGTCATATTACATAGGGGAAGTTTTGAAGATGGGAGTAGGGGAGGTACAGTTACAGGTAGGATAGGATGGAAAAATCCTCCATTAATGGTGCTACCTTCGCATACAATAGATGCAGAACGTATACGAAAAATGTTTGTTGCTCCACCTGGATATATGATTGTAGGAGCAGATTTGAGTCAAGCAGAGTTACGATTGGTAGCCCATTTATCGAAAGATCCAGTAATGATGCAAGCATTCAAAGAAGGAAAAGATCTCCATAAGGTTACAGCATATAATACACTCGGAATTACTGAACAACAATTTTTTAATTTACCAATAGATAAACAGAAACATTATAGACAAGTAGCGAAGTCACAAAATTTTGGCCTTGTTTATGTTATGGGGTTTAGGGGGTTGCAAGTTTATGCAGAGAAATCCTATGGAGTAGCATTCTCATTAGATGATGCTCAGAAATACTATAATTCGTTTCATGCAACATATAAGAATATTAAACCATGGCATAAGAAATGTATCTCCCATGCCTATGAACATGGGTATATGGTGTCATTATTAGGACGTATACGACATCTCCCACAGATCTATTCTTCTATTGATAAGATAAGACAACAAGCAGAAAGAAGATCAACGAATGCTCCTGTACAAGCAGATGCAAGTGATTTGAATTTGTTGGCAGTATTAGAAATCAGTAAAGATCCTAACGTTCAAGTATGGGGTACGATTCATGATAGTATTTATGCCTATGCACCAGAGCATATAGCTATTGAATGTGCTCAAAAATTAAAATGGACTATGGAGAATTTGCCAACAGAGCAATTTGGATGTTCGTTGAGTGTACCTCTTGTGGCCGATGTTAAAGTGGGTTACAATCTTTCTGAAATGGAAGAAATAAAATAATTTAATAGGAGGAACAAATGGAAGAAAAAGAATATGTGTATAGACAAATTAATGATGTGTATATTACAGGAGAAAGATTAATAGATCTTGTGAAAGAGTTTCAACGATATATAGAAAAATATGGTTCTACAATTCGATTAGAGTACAAGTATGATGGACATACATATTCTGGTTTTGAATTTTATTTTGAATATAAAGATTTAGAGACAGATGAGGAATATCAACAACGATTACATTCAAAAGAACTTGCACAGAAAATCGTGGAAGAAAAAGAAAAAGAAACATTAAAGAAACTTATGGAGAAGTATTTCCCTAATGTTTAAACTTACATATACTGAATTGAAAAAATTTGATTTTGATTTGCTTATTAGTTTTACAGAAAAAGCAAACACTCTCATGTGGTACTATGAATCTGGTATGCTTGCACAAATAATACGATGTGAAACACAAGTAATTTATAACGTACCACTTATTTATTTAGAATTTGATTGTACTGCTTATGCAGACTATAATAAACAATATGAACGAATGATCTACTATACAAATGATATGTCACAACAACAAACAGCTACGGATATGGGATTACAAAAGACAAGAGATTATGCATACTTTGCATCGAATACAGATTTTAATGAATGGTTCACAATATTGAACGGAAAATTTTGGGAGGAATATAAAGAAATACAAAGAGAAGAACCGTATTTATATTGGTTAGAAAACGAATTATATAAAGCAAGAAATCATTGAAATAATTCTAAAGATATACTATAATTATAGTATCGAACACTTTTATACATAAAGGAAAAAAACATGGAAAATTTGACATTGAATGAATTACAAGTTATGATAGGGAATCTTGCTCATGGTATGGCATTGTTATCAGAAGCATTTACGGATTATGCAAAATCAATAGGTGAATGTATGATGACAAGTAACACTATTATTGAAGATAAATTCCAAGAAATTGATCAATCATTAGTAAAGATAAATGAGAAAATTGATACAGCAGGTTCATTGTTAGAACTTAGTTTATGTGGACCACATAAAAATTAAATTATTTAAGGAGGGTTTTATATGGCTGGTCATAATGTTGATAGAAAAAAAGCCCAACGTAATTTGAATAAGCGTATTGAAGGATGGCAAAAAACTATTACTATGCCATCCAGTACAACCCCTAAACCCAATGATAAAAATTTTACAAAACCAGGATCTCATAAAAAAAGTTAAAAGGAGAAAGATGGAGATGAAACAATATTGTCAAATTTGTGGATTTTTTAAAGAAGATGCCATACAAAGAAATTATCCACAACTAGAAGCAAAAGGTATTAAATGGCTTGTTGTACTCTGTGATATATGTTATGAAGGTTTGCGAGCACGAAAAACCACTATGAAAGATTGGATGCAGCAGAAGGTTTGTGTACCTTATACATCAAATGGCCCTGAGCAACAATTAGAAGATACAATACATCTTCATATTACAACACTAGAAGGTGTTGAATTAGGTGATGTACAATTTGAATCAAAAACATTGAGAGGATATGTATGGGGTAAACTTCGCGCATACGAGTATCAACACAGAGATAAATCATTAATTGGATGGCAACCAGTTTTATATGTAACAATACATAATGATTATCGTACAACACATCATTTTGTAACACCTACTGGGCAAAAATTATATACGGCTACAAAATTTATGGTGTACAATAAAAAGGGGTATATGCAGTAAATGAGAACAAAATGGATAAATCATTGTAATCATGACTCACAGTTTTGTATTGGTTCAGTACAAGGTGAAGAACGAATTTATGATGTTTATGTTTATCCTGCACATGGAACACATGAAGTGTGTGCAAGGTATGGTAATAATCCAAAAGATTGTTTAAGCACAGGTCTTATTGGAGATCTTTTCCGGTTAAGTACATTATCAGATGACTATATGACTATATGTAACTTTTTATTACAACACGGTTCCCTTCAATATTGTCGTATATAGGAAAGAGCTATGGAACTTCCTAAAACAGCAATTCGATGTATGTGTCAACATATGTTTTGTCAATTGTGTAAAGAAGATTGGAATGATTATCTTGTAACAGCAGAGTATTTATGGCATAAATTTCAGCCACTTTCTTATGAAAGTCCATATACACATCGTACAGGTAAAGTTGGGCTAACAGATGATTTAGAGACAGTCATAAAGAAAGGAATAAAATCCCAAGAGCTAATAACATTGTTACAACCATTAGTACAGGAGAAAAAATAATGACATTAGATGAAATAATCCAACGATTAAAGATTGTTGAAACAGAAATACAAGAACTTCATAATGCACTTATGACATTAAGTGTGTTAGTGCATAGATTAGAAGGACGAATAAATACAGTAGCTGCTGTAGGTTCTGTTATTACTCCTCCAAACATTAGGTACAAGGTACAATCATGAATCCAGTATGTGTGATGTTAATGGGTATTCCTGGTTCTGGTAAGACACGATTGGCATTAAACATACAAAAAAAATGGTCAGAGAAAAATTATCATATTTTAAGTACAGATGATATCTTTACAGAATTAGGAAAATCCCATGGATGGTCTTATAATGATGCATTCAATAGGATTCCATTTCAAACTGTTGAAGATATATTTTATGATAGATATATAGAATATGTTGCCGATAGAAAAAACATCATTATTGATCAAACAAATGTTACACGATATGCACGACAGAAAAAATTAAATTATTTAACTTCTGATTATATCAGAGTTGGTATCTATGTTGATACTCCTCTACAAGAGATTCGTAGACGATTAGAGTTACGTTTTGAAGAAACAGGAAAAGATATTCCCGAAGAAAATATAAAAAATATGATTTCAAAATTTCAAGTACCTACGTTGGCTGAATTTGATAATCTTTTTTTCACAAGTAAATTAACAAAGCTGAAAGATTTATTTGCATGAATCAGATTATGGTGTGGACAATGTATAAAGAAGAATTAGATAATCTTATTAACAGAATTTATAAAAGAACATATTCTTCATATAAGTATGAAGAAGATAAGATTATCTATGTACCATACATTGAACCACGTCCATTGTTATCCTATGAAAGAGTACAAACATTTAAGAGTGGAGCAATAGTCTATAATTTAAGTAAAGATGCTGTATGGGATTTTATGGAGAACGGATATCTTCCACAAGGAAACTATTTAATACTCTGAGGTATATTATGTTTAAATGGTTACATGAATGTCTTTATAAACTGTATAATCTTCAAGAAACAGAAGTGACATATGTGTGTGATATGTGTCATAAAACTGTAACAGATACGATTTATATTCGTATGGATATCCTTTCATATTGTTGTGATGAATGTTATACGTCAATGTTTTCTAATAAAGAAAGAGTCCATGAATAAAATAGGGATGAAATATGTATGTGGGACATGTGGGCAGATGACTCTTAGGTATTTCCCTGTATACGAATGGTTTCCAACATATACTATGTGTAGTTTTTGTAGTAAAGATGCTGAAGTTATACGAGAACAAAAAGAAAAGGTACGAATAAATGATACGTATTACTTATCAAGAATCTCAAGATCTTCTTAGTAATTGTAATGTAGGTTATTATTGTCATAGTGAAGGTATTCCTGCAAAAAATGGAGCACCTTCTGTAGTAGGATTACAAAATGGAGAAATTTATTTATTTATGCCCGAAGAAATAGGTAATGAACAATGGAATGAATTAATGGAAAAACAAGTAGAAGAACTTATAGATTTTTTAGATAAGGAAACATAATGGAACTCAGTAATAATTTAAAGGACATATTAGAAGCCTTAGATAAAACAGGAATAGATTGTATATGTGAATGTAATCCTGATACCTATTTTGTAACGTGTGGTAACATAACTTTCAATTTTGATGTGAACGAAAAATTAGTTGGAATAGGTTTTGTAAAACCTGATATTACACAGTATGCATATGTGGGTTTATTAAATAATTAAAGGACAACATATGGCTACGAAAAAACCTGCAAAAACTGCCCAAAAAACTTCTACAGCAAATGTAACAAGAGTCCCTAGTTATTGGGTATTTACTTCATTTGAGGGAAAAGGGAAAGCCAAATATCCAGTAAAGGGTTACACAGATCTATATGATGCTCAAATGCACGCAACAGATATAGATGGTTATGTAGTAGATATGTATGTAAGGGCAATAAAATGAACGAGCACACAGAAGAATATAACGATGAAGAAGATGATATATTTGATTATGAACAATACATATATTATCAAGTATATTACACATATAAAGATAAATTTGAGAAACAACCTGATGAAAATATACTACAAGAAATACAGAAATATATATCATGAAAGTTATAAGTGGTGGACAGACAGGTGTTGACATTGGCGGTTTGCTTGCGGCAAGAGATGTAGGTTATAATACAGGTGGATATGCAGCTAAAGGATATCGTAATGAAAATGGATATAAAGACAAAAAATTACAACAAGAATTAGGATTAATAGATAACAAATTATCGTATAAGGAACGTACACAAGCAAATATCGAAGTGAGTGATGCAACAATTATTGTCGCTAAAAATTTAGCTAGTCCTGGTACAGCATTGACATTAAAATTCCTTACAGAGTTTTATCATAAACCTTATTTTGTTTTTCGTATGACGTATAAACAAGATGAATATAACATGCAGAAACATGCATTAATTTATTGGCTTTTATTACGTCAATGTGATATACTTAATATAGGGGGCAATAGAGAGAGTGTAGCACCAGGCATACAAAAGTATATATACAATATGCTCACAAAAATATTTACTTTTTATGATGATAAAATATGGGAAGAATTTATACATAAAAAATTAAGGAAAAAAGAATGACAAAAACACAATTTAAGAAAGCATTGATTGCACTTGTGCCACAGATAGAAGATTGGATGACAGATGAGAATCTTACTGAAGCAGCAATATATGTAGCTGTTATTGGATGGTGTTTTCAATTTCCTGAGAATCATTTGACAATAGAAATTAAACCACATATTAAGGAGCTATATAACTCAGGTGATTTTAAATTTGATCTTGAATCTGAATCAACAGAAATAAATAATACAGATGGGAATGTTGGACAATATCTCTAAAGGATATTATTATGGTACAATATGTTGAAAATGGTTTTGTGGATGAAGTAACAGGTGATTATCATATAGGAGGTATGTGGTATTTTTGGGATGAATCAATGTCACATATATATGGTCCTTATGAAACAAGAGAAGATGCAGAAGATGTCGAAGAATTTTATCATAAAGTGTATCTTGGTGATTAAATAATTTAACAGGGGAATCATATGAAGGAAATCTATAGGTACTACAGAGATGTACATAGTATGCCAGTAGTAACAGAATGTGCCCTGTATAATGATCAACATGAATTACTTGCACTTGGGTATGCAGTATGTTCGGCATGGGATCAATGTCAAAAAGCAATAGGACGAAACATTGCAAAAGAACGAGCACATTATGCATTAGAAATGGAAGATAGTGTAGCATTACCTATTTCACGAATTAAGGTACTACGAAAACTCACATCTCTTTCACAAGAGTTACCTGCATGGAAAGCTATTAAGGTACAACAAAATGATTGATGTTCTTATGTATCTATTTTATACGATACTTATTGTTGGGGTTATTGTAGGTATATCATATTTTATTATGTCTATGTTTGAGGATAAATTCTAATGACACTAACAGATCAAGCAATTTATGAACTTGAAAAATGTTTACAACGAATGAAGTTTTATAAGAAGTTCCCTGGATATGGAAACTATCATGCTCTCACATTACGTGCTTCAAGAGAAGTACGATATATACTAGGCCAATGGAACAATACTGCTGCACAATTAAAAAACAAAGCCGAAAAAGATGATAAAGAAAAATTATGGGGGAGTAAATGATATTTAAAGATTTATATATAGGTGATGTATTTTATTATCTTGGAGAAAAATTTGTGAAAATAATCGACTCAAATTATTTTGGTGATATTGATTTTAATAATGTTGTTTCATTACATGAACCATATTTGATGCATATTCACGAAGATGCAGAAGTTACCTTTATTAAATAAAGGAAAAATAAAAATGGATATGGAAAGCCAATTAGAAGATATGATTGGCTATACTATTAAAGTATGCCAAATGGATACCGCAAAAGAATATATTCGTTTTATAACGAATGATGATCATATATTTCTTTATGAAGTATATGGTGACTGTTGTTCTTCAACATGGATTGAACATATAACAGGAATTGATTTTTTATTACAAGGAAAAATATCAAAAATAGATAATAAAAACATAGGCCAAAAATGGTTAGAGAAGAATATGCATAATGATGACAATGAAAATTTATATCGTCAATATTATATGACAACGATATATACACATAGAGGCCAATGTGATATTGAATATAGAAATGATAGTAATGGTTTTTATGGGGGTGATTTAGAATCAAAGAACATATCATATTATTCACATTTAGTATTTAATGATATAACCCAAGATTTTTAAATAATTGAAAGAGTGTCTACAAAGTAGACACTCTCTAGGAAAACATATGAGAATTTATTTTGCAGCACGTTTTGATCATAATGAAACAATGAGAGCCTATAAATATTTTCTAAGTTTATATGCTCCAGAAATAGAAATAACATCACGATGGATACAATCACATCATAATGTAGGAGAACAATTAGCATGTCTTGAAGATATAGAAGATATACGAAAAGCAGATGCCATTTTGTTTTTTAGCGAGAAAGCCACAGAATATATGAAAGGTGGTAGACATGTAGAATTTGGTATTGCTCTTGCATTAAGTAAAACAATATGGGTAATAGGTGATAAAGAAAACGTATTTCATTATCATCCATTTGTTCAACATTTTAATAGTTTTGTAGAATGGTTTTTTCATATAAAGGATGAAAATGAGAAAGATTAGTTTTTCAGATTATTTAGATATGGTAGAAGAAATTCCCTATGTAGGATTTCTTACATGTTGGGGAGGTAAACCAGCAAAATTCGATGCTGGTACGGTACTCTCTTTTATGAATGGTACACTGATTTATTTTGAATCAGACGAAATAAATGGAGAGCAATGGAAAGAAAAAGAACACTGTTTGAATGAAGAATTTTTTCGGCTCAAAGAACTTGATAAAATAGAAAGACAATTTACACTTTATTATTACTAGGAACATATAATGACTGACTATGACCGTTATAATACTCTCACTACTACACCTTCGTATACAGAATTACTTCAACGATATTTACAGAAATGGTTTGGAAAGCCTATTGATGATATACATATACGATATATTAATGAATACGACAGAATACAAATTGAATTTTCATTAAAGGATGAACAATGAATAGATATGAAAAAATGTTAGCTATACTTAGTGAAATCCGAAGGTTATTAGAAGAACTTGAATACGAAATAGAATCAATGGGAAATATGGATGTTTACCCTTCAGATCTTATTGTTGAAATAAAGGATAAAAATGACTATTAAAGATTTAAAACAAGGAAACTATTTCTATTATAAGAATAGATTGTATCTTAAAATGGGAGATCTATATTGTGGTGATAACTTACGAACATATAATGCTATTGCTTTGAATGATCATGATGGACATGGGTATATACGATCATTTGAAGGACATGAGACAGTCATTCTTGCGGAGAATATCTTTTGATTTACGTGTATAATAAAAAGATCATGGCATATCCAAGTTATAAAGGATCTCCTATGTTTAACCATATGCCGGATATTATAAAATGGATTAATGTGGTACGTGTCTTTGATGAAATACCAGATGAAAAATTACACTTTGGCGCATGGTATAACATAAATACAGATAAAGGATGTATTGCAGGGTTTTGTGCAAGAGATGATTTCTTTATACGGAGAGGATTGTATCTGGATGGTTTTATGTTAATATATAAAAAATGGTATTGGTTACGAAAAATAACAAACAATGAAGCTCTTACGATGTTTTTTAAAAATAAGGGCGATAAAGATGATATTCATAAAAAATATTTTCAGAAAATTTTCTATCCAACACGAAAAGAATCTTCAAGAACACATATTAAAAAAGCTATGAGTGAATATGTAGAAAGAACAGCAGGTTATGTATTATTTTCTCCACCACAAGATGCAATTCAGTATTGGTGAATGGATAGATAGTATCTATGGGTGTCAAGGGGCCTAAATATGGGTATGCTAGTAGCAGTAGGTATAGCATTCTTTGTAGGACTCTATGTAGGTGTAGCAATAACGTGTTACATTATTCTACATTTAGATGATAAACTTTTATCATATGAGATGGATGTATGAAAAAAATTCTGTTAAATTATTTAATGATTTGTGTGTTGTTTGTTGGTGTATTCGCGCATGAAGAAGATAACATGAAATGGATACAAGATTATATCGCAGATGATCAAATGCAATGTTGTGGACGAAATGATTGCATACGTGTAGATGTTCAAGTATTAGAAACAAATGGGAAACAATGGAAAGTACGAATAGGTGATAAAATACTTGAACTTAAATCATCTGCTATCTATCCAAGTGAAGATGAACACAGTTATTATTGTTATCAGTTTTCATCCTATCGACTAGGAGATGATTGGTTTTCAAAGAAAGATGATACACCACCTACTTTATGTGGTCATGGAGAAATTAGTACAAAATGCTTCAGGTGTTTATTCTATCCTGTTGGTAATTAACATATTTTTGTGAAAGAAAAAAGGTGAGATAATGGTTCTTGATGATGATGAAAACGATGATGTTCCTTTTAAACGAGAAAGAACTATTTGGGTGACAGTTTTTATGCTTGTTCTTTTTCTTGTGCTCAGTATGGCTCTAGGACTTTTTCTGATATATTCCAAAACATCAGGAAAACAAATTTCTGAATCACCAATAATACATAAACCTATAGCAAGTTTGATAAGTGGAATGTTATAAGGAGGAACAAATGAGTGTTGGTTTGTGGTTTATCTTCTTTTTTATGTGGTTGGTAGGATTTTTTATAGGTCTTTACGTTGGCGCAAATATTACATCATCATATCAAAGGAGAGAGGATACAAACGATTATGAAAGTTAAAGAACTCTTAGATTTATTAGAAAAAATTGTGGATAAAACAAAAGACATTTATTTAGTAAATCATCATAACAATGAATATTTAGAAGAATATATTTGTGATGTTGAAGAATGTATGAATAAACAAGGCAAGATTTATTATAGGATAGTGTAATCTCATGAAAAATCAGAATGGATTACAGGCATTCTTTAGTTACTTCGGCTCAAAATATAGGTTAGCAAAATATTATCCTGAACCAAAGTATGAGACAATCATTGAACCTATGGCTGGTAGTGCAGCATATAGTTTACGCTATTATGATAGACAAATTATTCTTAATGATCTTGATCCAATAATAGCAAGACTTTGGCAGTATTTAATTCATGTATCAGAAGAAGAAATATTGTCTTTACCCTTAATTACAAAACATATAGATGAGGTAAGTTATTTATCACAAGAAGCACAGTTACTTATTCGTTATTGGCTAACTAAAGGAACAGGTAGACCTCGTAAAACATTATCACGTTGGGCTAGAGATAATGAAGGTGGTTTATTTTGGAGTGAACGTGTAAAAGAACGTATAGCATCTCAACTCCAATATATACGACATTGGAAAATACATAATATGTCGTATGAACAATTAAATGATTTAATAGGCAACCCAAAAGCTACATGGTTCATTGACAGTCCATATCAACATAGTATTAGTAGAGAATATACGCATAGTACAGTTGACTATAATCATTTAACAGAATGGATACATACAAGAAATGGGGAAGTTATCGTATGTGAAAAAGAAGGAGCAGATTGGCTACCATTTCAATATTTAGCAAGAGGATATACTTCTCATAATCATACTACGAGTCATGAAGTACACTATTATAAGGATCATAATTAATGTTGCAAAATTATATTCGCTCTGTTATAATTAGTTATGCACAAAAAGAAGTAACCCTTGAAAAATTTAAAGAACTCATATTAGTATATGTTCAACAAAAAATAGAAGAACAATACGGTATATTACAGAAAGAAGGTATAGTAGGGATTAAAGATAACAAATTAGTCTATCTCAAAGAGGATTAAGTATGAAAGGATATTTATGCGAACTATTGTTGATAGAGGAGAGTATTATACAGTAGAAGAAAATGGTAAAATGATTTTTAGTTGTAGAACACGTGAAGGTGCAAAGAGATTACTATTTAAAAAACCACCTGAAGGAAAACAAAAAATATTTGCCATGCCTAAAAATGGATTAGCAGATTATACGGGAAATGAACCTGTTTTTTGGGAGAAAATTAGTAAAACCAAATATAAAAAAACAAAAGATTTGCCATAGATATTTCGGTGCTTTCTCAAATACATTGAAAACAATTAAGTATTTGAAAATAAACAAGTTAAGTACAGGGGTTAATTTTTTATTAAACAAATACTTAGTAAAAACATGGCACATTTAAGCCATTATTTTTTCGGGGTAGAGTGTTAGTACGTGGTTAAATAATTTAATGGAGAAAAGGATGCTCAAACGATTGGTTATGACTGCATGTTTTCTTATTACCCTAACATTTAATGTATATGCTGAATGTCTTGTACAGCGTATACCTGTAACAGATGGAGAAGAATCATATATAACACCAGTATCTACATGTAAAACTATAGACTGTAACAAGAGATATTTTTTTGGGGCGATAACATACTCACAAAAAACAAATACAGAATACTTTGGTGTGAAGTTTTATATAGGATCTACATCTCAGTGTCTACGAGTAAATATCCTTGATCCTTATAATTCCTTTGCGGGTTTATTAATGTGTGATGGATCTGAACCTGTATATCATGAAACAAATCCTTTAGTAATCCGTAACACAAAAGAAGGATGGTGTAGATTGATTGTCCATAATATAGGAGGAATAAAACAAATTAATTCTTTTCATTATAACGTTGGACGATATGCATTGCCTAATGCTAACTGTCAAGGAGAATAAAATGAAAGATGCCGTATATACAAATCAATTAAAACCCTTTCAGCATATCGTTAATTATGTTTTAGATATATATAAAACACCAGAAACATTCTGCCAAAAAGTAGAAGCAAGAGATAAAGAAGGAGAACCTGTTACATCATTAGACAGTGAAGCATGTTCATGGTGTTTAGGTGGTGCTCTATATAGAGCAGCAGTAACTCTTTATGGGAATCAAACAATGACACTTTATTATTCAGATCTTTCAGATTGGTTTGATGAGAATCTTGAAGATCATTCTGTCTATACATTTGAAGGTAAAAATGTACCCTATATGCATATCTCTCTTAATGATGAATACGGCTACGATGCAGTAGTTGCTTTCTTAAAAGAAATGCAAAAGAAACTCAAGGATATGGAAGAACATTTACTAACTGTTA